TAATTTTTCGTTTAAGAATCCGTTTGCTCCAGTAAATGCTGAAAATGATTCGTGTATTGAAAATGTATTTTCCATATTTATGTTTTCTTGTAATTTTTTACTTGCTAAATCTTTATCTTTTTTAGACACATTATCTCAGTAGGATCCGTCTCCCCAGAATTTAACAACTAATTCAGTTTGAGTAGTTGAGTGCATTCCTGGTTTGTAAACTGCAATATCTCTTAGTTTTTTATTAGAAGCAATCTCCTTCTTCATAAAATCAAGTGCTTGTTGTTCGCGTTTGAATTTTTTACCTTGAACTATACCGTCACTAAAAATAACTTCATATTTTTCGGTAATTGCTAACTTATTCTCTGCTACTATTAAAGTATCAAACCACACCTCCATTACTTCACCCCTGTAATCAGCAGAAACGTCTATTTGCCATTCTTGACCATCTTCATCTTTACCGATCCAGTATTGATCTTGACCCTCGTTACCATGGTCATCGATAATATCTTCGTAATCAAATTCTACTTTGTGCTTTTTACCACCATCTTTAAATTCAATATAAGGCCATTCGTCTTTAGTAACTTTGATCTTCTCATTAACTGCTGACTCTTCGATATACTCTCCAAGTTCTGGATCGTCCCATCCATCAGGAGATGCTAAAACTGATTGTAGATCTTCTCTTGAACCTGTTAGCTCAACTTCTGGCCAACCACTCGGTCCACTAGGATCTAAAACTTTCATTGTAACTTTATGTTTCTTTAAAAGTTTTTTAAGTATCTTTGATTTAGGATCCATTGCATCCATAACTACTGTAGCTTCGAATACCCCAGCAGCTTTAGGTTCTTCATCTAATTCAGCTAAAATTCTAAGACCCCACTTTGAAAGTTTAATACCCTCTTCAGAAACGTTAAAATATTTTGTATTTCTAGTTCTCCACTGTCTATGGTCACCAGATAATTCAGAAAGTATTTTAGTAAACTCTTCTTCTGTGATTACACCATCTTTAACTGCTTTAAGTACTGCGTTTCTTACGCTAGCAGTTTTACCTACTGTTGAAGCAGGATGGTTCTCAGTATACCTTCTTTTAATTTGTATCTTTTTACCTTCTTTTAAGAAATCTTCGAATTTTTTCATGGTTATCTCATTATTTTAACTTTACCCATAACGCCTTCTGTCTCGTTATACTCACGGGCAAATTTAGTTTTAGCATATAATGTTCCCATTGAAAATGAAATCTCAGTTTTAAAAGGACGTTCTTTAACTACCTTATCATATACTTTCTTTGCTTCCTCTTCGGTTTTGTAAACACCTATGTGTCTTGTCATATATCCGTTTCCTTCGTCTAGTTTTATCTTATCGCCGTCACATAATACCTCATTATATGCTTTTACTAGCCAATAAGTTTCTCCTTTAGCAGGAAGAAAGTCTCCCATGTCATCATACGCCCACTTGTATGCATAGTAACCATCGTAGTATTTATATCCGTATGGTGTCGCTTCATTTACTGGTCGACTATTACCAGTAAAGCTTTCGAATGTTTTTATTCTTTTCATAATTATTTAAGCTTTTTTGTTATACCATCAATTTCTGTATATGCACAGTTTTGTCCCTTGACAATAAATGATCCATAAGAGATTGAAAGGTTTGCACCTTTACCTCCAATTTTTACATGAGTTTTATATGCTTCTTCTATAGATGCTTGATCTGCAGCAACAGTTACAACCTTAGGTCTAAATCCAGCTCCAACATTATGGTCGTTTTTAGATCTTAAATACATTGATTCTCCATTTACTTCTACAGTATTGTGTAGCACTAAAGCGAAACTAGTTTCACCTTTAGCTGGTAAATCAAAACCATCAAATGCGTATTTACTAAAGTAGTAAGATCCAAGTGCTATTTTCTCATTAACTGTGTTATGAGTAAATGCTTCAAATGTATCTATTCTTTTCATAGTATTATGTTATATTTGTTTATATATTCTTAATAAAATCATCGAAGGTTAAGAACTCTACTTCTGTAGATTCTGCCATAACTCCCATCGAGTCCTCTAATTTTTGTTTTAACTCAGCATACATATTATGTAGTGGTCTAGGAGTTAACTTCTTAAAGAGCTTCTCATCACCATCTAACATTGCATTTCTTACTTGAGTTGCCGATATGTTCTTTCCTGTTCTAGGTATTTCAAATAAACCAAAATCATCTCTAACATCTAGAGCATCTCTATATTCTTGTTTATCTACTTGATAACCATAGGTCTTCATTCTATCGCTTCCTGTTCCCCATAATACCGGTTCGTATTTAGGTCGCATTGCATTAAACATGGTATCAATGCCTCCAGTTGGAATTACAAAAATATCTTCAATAGGTAATTTACCCTTTAATCTGTTTATCATAGCCACTTGAGTTGCCTCATCATAAGGTCTCTTAAATGAATCTTCCTTTTTCTTATTCTTAGCTTTAACTAATAGAATAACTACAGGGTAACCATTTTGTTTATGGATTGTTTCTACAACTTTAGCATGTCCTAATGTAAATGGTTGGAATCTACCAACAAACATATTTACTAATTGTTTACCTTTTTCTGGATGGTCTACTTTTAAAGCTTCCATAACCGGTTTTACTTCAGCAGATATTTTTTGGTTTACCAAGTATTGTTTAAAATTAAGGACATCCCCTTCGTTAGCTTTAGCAATAGCCTTACTTTCTATTTTATCAATAATAGAATTTAATTCATTCATAAGATCTATATTAATTAAATCTGTTTCTTTTTGTCTTTTTCTTCTAAAACTACCTAATGCAATTTTAAATAACTCAGATAATATTTTATCTTGTACTAAAGTTAATGTTTTTTCGTTTGTTAAGAATTTATGATTTAATTCAAACATTGGAGATTCTGCAAAATCTGCAGAATCAAATTTAGCTCCAATATATTTTGTAGCATTACTTTTTATATAATCATTAAACATTATAGACATTAATTCTAAATATCTAGAATCTGATTCTTCGCTTTTTAATTCTAAAGATTCAATATCAAATTGTGAAAAATGTTCAACCATATCTAATATAGAAATCTGATACATGTCAGATGGTTTTCTTTCTACTTTTGATTTTTTATTAAATTTTTCTAAAACAAAAGGTATTATCTTTTTACCATCGTGGAAATTAATAATAAACCCAGATACATCTTTTGATAAATCATTCATTAAAGCAGATGCCTTTTGATTTTCATTAAAAATATTATATACCACTCTAGTAAACGAAGGGTTATCAGGGTTTTCAAATCTATCTTCAAACTCATTTATACTAGTTTCTAAAATATCTATAATAGCGGATTTTTGACCTGAATGTAAAAGTCCTTCAAAAATAACAGGCGGTGGCGCTACATTTAGTATATCTGCCCATTTATTTAAAATTTTAGTATCTCTAATTACCTTTCTAACTTTATTAGGATTAGAAGGTTGTAAAACTTGAATATGGGTTAATACTAAGTTATTCTTTGGTAAAGTATCATATTCTATATCAATAGTTTTGTTATCTCCTAAATACTCAAATCCGAACTTCCAATCAAAAGGCATATCTTTAATAGAATCTTCTGAAATAGATTTAAAATGCCTAATTGCGTTTTCATAATATCTTACAATAGTACGATCTATTCTATTCATACTATGTTTCTCGCCGGACTTGTAATATAATATTTCTGTATTATCTCTTTTTACATGAAAAGATGATGCATCTATTTTTTCTGTAACAATACACTTATTGTTAAGTAGATCCATAATCTCATTAGAATTAGCTCCTTCAAAATATTTTTTTAGATTCTGTAATGCCATTATCTTCCGTATTTTATGATACCCATTAGCTGATTAATCGCAGCAAAAGTACCTGTTAGTTTAAAGGTTTTTCCTTTAAATTTAAAGACCACTCCTTCTGTTGGGATGATCGACTCAATACCACCAATTCCCTCTAGTCTTTTTAGTTCTTTTTCAACCTTTTCAATTTGAGTAAGGTCGCCATTCTTTTTAATCTTGCCAGCTTCAGTTCTAATCTGATTATGTAATCTTGCTTTCTCAGCATCTGGATTAGCAGCTACAAAATTAGAAGCGTTCTTTAAAACATCTGCACCTAACTCTAAAAATAGATTCTCAAAAGGTAAAATGTTTTCTTTATACTTCTTATTTCTTTGACCATCAAAATCTTTAACAGCCTTATTTTGTTCCGGTGTTAATTCCTTCTTTAATGCAGTTAACTTAAGTGTCTTCTTATCTAAGTAAGCCCATCTTAAAAGTAAACCCTCTTTATGTGCCGGTTCTAGGTCTGCAAAGTTCTCTTCGATTTGGCCTCTCCACCACATCTCGTGATACATTTTAACCTCATCTTGATCTGATAGACTATAAGTATCTCTCAGTTTATTTATCGCCTTTTCGTAATAGCCGACTCTCTCATCAAAGTTAATGTCTTTTCCTAACTTTAAAATTTGAGGGGGAATTATTGTAAACGTCTTTTGAACATCTGACTTTAATTCTTTAAGAGCTTTAACTAGTTCTGTAGCAATATTTTGCTTTCCAGTTTGATTACCTTCACCATCAGTCTCTACAATACCATGAAATTGAATAACATCTCTGTCATAATAGATAACATTAGGGTTTTTAGAGTAAATTAGTTCCATATTAACGAAATTCAATCCGTTCGCGAACATTGATTGATCCTTAAGCGCTGGGAGCGCCTCTGCTAGATCTTTAGCAGCAAAGATATATGTTTCTTCAACCAGCTTTGACGCGTGGCCAGTAAACATCTTAATGATACCATTTAGGTCTAGTGGATTTATCATTTGCCCTTTATTTCTAGCAAACATTGCTTGACCATCTTTTACAGTTGCAAATAGGTTTTGACCATCAGTCTTTTCAGTTGCAGCCTCTTCGAAATCTAAACCACCTTGTAATGAAGATTTAACAATAGTCTTGAAATCTGCAAAAGTTAATGAGTGGTCATCGAAAGGGTGCATCATATGCCCTGCTGCCCCACCTTCAAATACGAAATCCTCCAAGTTGTTTACCTGGAGTTTCTCGTTTAAAAATTCTGTAAAATTAGTGTATATCTTCATAAGAAGTTTTTAGATTTATTTTATCCTAATGATGCAGTTAATGCGCCAACAGCGGCTCCATAATCGTCACCATGCTTAGACAATAAACCGTCTACTACTTCTTGTGCTTTTTCTTCGTCAAATTTATCTCCAAATGCTTTTCCTAAAACAGTGAATGCATACTCTTTAAATTCTTCATCTGATTTTACTTCAGCTTCATTTACTGTTGGAGCTTCTACCGTATCTGCAGATTCAACATATAGGTTTACATATCTACTACCCTTTTCAGAATAGATTGAAGTGATTTTAAATTCACCATCAATTTTCTTGCCTGTATCTTCTTTATAGTATTTAGCATAGTAAGCTTTAAAGAATAAGTTTGGTTCTAGTTCTCCAAAGAAGTGTGTCATTTTACCCATAAAGAATTTAGCTGATGGATAATAAGTTGTTATATCTGCTTTGGTTTCAGCATCTAAAACATCTTTATCAAAATCTTTTACGAATTTAGCTTCAGTAACTTCATCTTCATTAGTCATCTTGCCCATTTCAGCAGGATTTGTTGCATCAAAATCATCTGGAAATTGCTCTTCAGTTTCATCAGACTCTTCACCACCTGGAACTTCTTCCCCTGGGTCTTGAGCTTTATCGCTTTCTCTTAACTTACCATAAAGTATTTCTCCAATAGCTTGTGCTAAATCCTCACCTTCAATATCTCCTTTTTCAAACGCATCCAAATGGAATTGAATTTCTTTTTTAGAAACTTTAGCAGTATCGCCTTCTGTAACCTCTTCAATTTCTAGGTCCTCTTTAATCACAGGAAATTTCTTGCCGTTAAATTCAAATTCTTCAGCATCTTCTTCAATCGCTTTCGCTCTTGCTGCTAAAAATGCATTACCTTCATTCATTACAGACTCATTAGCCCATATTAAATTAAATGCATCTACTATTTTTTGTGCTGGTTGAGAGTAACCAAATCCATCTAAGAATAATGCCATACCTTCAACAATACCGATACCTGACCATCCAGCTGCATTAGCTACACCAGAATAGTGTTCGTCTAATAAGTTCATAAGTGTTTTCTTACCGATTGGTAATGACATACCACCCAGGCTTTCAACATCTACCATAATAGTACTAATCTTACCCCCTAGTGCTTTACTTACTGGGTCTCTGTATGAGTGGAAGTTAGCGTCTGTTAATGACTCAGATAATAAGTATCTGCATGCTCCTAAAAAACTTTCAGAGTTTGCAATTGCAGAATGCTTCATAAAGAATGTATTTAAAAACTTAGAAACCTTCTTTGCGTCTCTTGCGTTACCTTTACTTGGTTTAAATGATTCATTGATTATCATAGATTCAAATGCTGGAACTAAATCGTAACTGTCATAAACATCAACCATGTACCATTTAGAATCTCTTTCAGAATATAGGTAGATGAATTCAGCTCCGCCGTTATTAGCAGCGTCTTTTACAAACTTCTCAGTATCTTTCATATTCCCGTCAGTAGTGGTCTTGTCGCCGTAGAATTTAATATCGTCTACATTTACTTCTAGACCTGAACCACCCCCTTTCTTCAGTAGAGTGTCTACTGCCTTTCCATCTTTGTAACCCTTTTTAATTGTAGGTAACATATGGTCTGGGTAACCATCATAGTGCATATACACTGTTGAGATTTTTCCGTTCTTTTTGATTTTACCGATTTGAGATCTTGTTCCCTCTTCAATAATTGCTAAAGACTCTGATATTTCAGAATTCCCTAATTTAGAAAAAAAAGATTTTTTATCATCTTCTTTAAGTTCTTTAATTGAAGTTACATTAAAGTCATTTAGTAATGCTTTAAATTTATCTGCTGCCTTATTTCTAGCAAGCATTTTTTCTTCTTCTAATTTAGCAGCAGCGTCTATTTTGTGGCTATGTGCAAATGAAGAAAAAGATTTTAATTTTATTGATCCCATGTTAATAATTTTATTTTATTATTTTAGTATTGTATTATATATCCCCTTCAAATGTCACATTTTTTACCTCAAACGGGAACTTCTGCTCTCTATAGATCTTCTGCCTAGCTTTAGCATGTCTAATTAAGTAGTTATCCCAATCCGGGGAGGATAGGTCATCTACGAAATCTATGATATTTACATCAGTTTTAGACTTGTGCTTTCTTAGTCCCCTACCTATTGATTGTCTAATAATCACTTCGGATTTAAAGGACTCTGTAAAGAATATATTGTGTATCTTATTAATTGATATACCAGTTGAGAATGTACCATAAGAGGCTACAATAATAATTTCAGCGCCTGCTTCCATTTTCTTTTTGTATTCTTCTCTAATATCTTTATCCGTATTTCCGTCTACATAGTAAACATTCTTTTCAGACTCTTGGCGCAATTTCTCATAAATCTTTTTACCATGTTCAATCCTATGGAACAAGACAAGACCATTGCCTTTAACTCTGGAAATAATGCTACAAATAAATGCAAGCCGACCTGGCGACTGTATAACATAATTGCTTTCAAATTTATAGACGTCTTTACTCTCATATCTATTTTGGGACATTTCTCTAAAAGCATTCTTAGTACTCTCAGCAGCATAATCCATTTTTATTACTTTTACTTTACAACCTGCAATAAAACCTTCTTCTTGTAAGAAATTTGCACTGACCTCTGTGATTACAGGACCAGTATAAGCCATAAGTGTTAATCTATCTAGGCTACCAGCTTTTGGAATTGTACCTGAAAGTCCAAACCTATAATTAGCTGCTGTACATTTTTGTAGGATAGTTTTAATAGATTGTGATTTAGCCTTATGTGTTTCATCAATAAGTACTGCATCAAATTGTTGGAAATACTCTTTATCCTTTTTAACTAGGGATTGATATGTTCCTATTACTACATTTCGACCTGGTCTAATCTTTTGACCGGAATAAATCTGTTGTACTTTTATATTAGCTTGGTTTCTCCAGTTATAGTCTTGGAAATCTTCTGAACCCTGAACAACAAGTGAGACATTAGGTACAATAAAAAGAATTCTACCAGCCTTTTGTTTTTCTAATAGGTAAGATATTACCATAAATGAAATAAGAGTTTTACCAGCCGATGTAGCCAATTCACTTAGACAATTTCTAAATTTAAGGATATTATATGCAGCTTCAATTTGATAATCTCTAGGTTGTATCTCTGAACCATCAAAGAAATCCATTGCCCATGCTTCAAAGTCTGCAGCTTTTATATTAGTATCAAATAGTCTTGTAATGCCATTTAGTTTAAGCTCATATTTATACTGCTTACACATATTCATTACTTCTCGCCAAAGGCCAGATGGAATCCACTTGTCATCTTTAATATATGAGATGTAACCATCCCATAAACCCTTCTTAACCAGGGGATGAAATCTCCAAGATTCAATACGTCTATTTAGTGTGATGTTGAGTTGTTCAACTTCCATTTCGGTCGCCTCATCCACACGCAAGAACTGCTTATTATCTGTTAACGTTAACTCCACTGTTTGTTATAGATCTTTTAGAGCCAGCCTATTTCTAATAGCAAAGCCCATATTATCTAATGTTTTTACGGAATCCCTTAGCCAATCCATTTGATTTTCTAAATGTGACAAAATCATATTATCATCTGCTAAGTCATTCTCTAAGAATTTCTCTTTCTGCTTTTCACCTAATTTATAGTCGTAATTATAGTATCTAATATAGGCTTCTCTGTATCTTGCAGAAATAGTTTTCTTTTGTTGTTTTATTTTGACATTTATATATGCCATTTGATCTACGAGAGTCTGCCTAGAAGATAATACATCTGCAATCGTAACCTCCATTGTATTTAGATTACGAAGACTTTGTGCAAGACCTCTAATAGTTGTAGACCATTCGTTTCTCTGTGCACTTAACTTCTGATCTAGTGCTAATATTTTTTCGTTACTCATTTATTTTTATATTAAAATAGCGACGGTTTGTTCCTATCTGGCTTAATAAACTTTGCGGCTTTTTCGCCCTTCTTAAGTTTAGGTTTGCTAAATTTTATATCGGGATTATCAGTCTTAAACTCTGGCATCTCGAAATCAATTAGCATGCGCATCTTCTTGAAGCGGTCGCTGTCCTTAAAAAAATCCTCTAATGTATCTTCCATTTCTTCTATACGTACCATAAGTCTAAATTGCTTGATGTAAAATAATTTTCTATTTGTTTCCAAGCATCAGATTTCTGCTGGTAACATACTTTCATCAAATCGTTTAGATCTTTGATATTATATGTATCTAGCTTAAAATCATCTAGAAATTTAGACCACATAAATACTGGTCTGCCTCTCTTAAGCTTCTCAATCATTTTCTTTTTACCTGTTGCATCATTATCGAACATATATCTGACCGTCGCCATTTCGTCAAATTCTTCTGTCGATCTACCTGCTGTTGCTAGGGCAATAGAGTTATGCATAAACTTGGCATCAATTGGACCTTCAAACAAAGTTACTGGTTGTTGAAAGTTTACTTGCATGATACCGAATAGGGTAGAAGCCTTTGCCAGTTTTGTCATTTGTTCTGGTGCTAACTCTAATGGCTTCTTCCATTCTTCATATAATTTAGGCAAGTCATAGGTAAGATACCTAGACCCATAACCTTTCATTCGTCTGGATTGTGCGCCGATAATTTTACCTTCCATACCCTTATTTAAAATCCAAAGCCTATTGCCTTTAGGGGAGAAAAGAAAGTCATCCACTTTTTTATGTAACAACCTATCTTTAAGTTGAAACCAAATCCATTCGCCTGGTGTAATTTCTTTAGCGCCAAATATAGTTTTAAATTCATCTACGGTTAACGCTAAGTCTTGGACGCTTTTAAGACTTGCATTCTGTAATACTTGTTCTTGACTAACCTGTTGTTTGTTCTCTTTAATATAGTCAATAATCGTAAATGAGTCGCCTGTATTAGGCATTCTAACTTCATGGTCTTTTAAGAACGTATGAAGATTAGTGTGGTGAGAACAATTGTAACAATGATACTGAAGTGTGTCCCAATACATGTTACCTCTTTTCTTGGTATCATCTTCATGAGAGTCACCGCAATAAGGACATGCCAAGGTTATTCGCCCTGGCATGTCTTTAAGCAGCTGCTTGTTAGGGGTAGAATGATGCTCTACACAAACTTGTTTTAGTGCAACTTTTATTCTACTCTTAAGCTCTTCAGTTAATTGTATGTTATTAGATGTTGAGGTCATCTAGGAAAGAATCTAAATCATCATCTGTAGTTACCTTACTTTCAGCTGGTGCTTCAGCCTTTGTTGGCGCAGCAGATCCTGCAGTTGCAGTTTCAGTTACTTTTGCCTTTGGAGCTGGAGCAGATTTTGGAGCAGAAGTTACTGCTGCAATATCATCACCTGGATTAAGGTACATTCTCAATACGTTGTTTACGAAAGCTCTTGTATCTTCGTCCCAAGCTTTGTAGTCGTATTGTGCTAAAGATGGTGCATTCTCTAATTCTTCTTTGATAGCGCCCATAGTCTCTTTCGTTCTTTCTGCTGGAGCATCGCCCATGATTACTGCAGATTTGTTAGAAGAGAATTTAGATTTGTCGTAGTTATTGTACTCACCTTGTCTTGTAATAACAAGCTCGAAGTTCTTACCTTCAAATAGGTCGAATACTTGTGTTGGCTCACCGAAGTCTGGCTTCAATTCAGAGTCAATCTTCTCTTTAATCTTATATCCAAATTTAAATACTTTGTAAGTACCTTCCATTTCTGGATTTTGTGGATCTTTAATGATCTTAATAAGAGAATAATACTGTTGACGTCTTTTAAGCTTTTCAGAAGCTTTTCTGTCTACAGCAGAATCTGATTTTCTCAACTTCCAGAATACATCTGCAATAGGGCAGTGTTCTCCGATTGTTTGAGGTGAGTCTACTAGTTTACCATCTCCAGAAGAGTTAGTTAACCAGTGTACGTATTTTTGAACCAAAGATTTTCTTGGGTTCTCTGGATTAGGTACAAATCTAATTAATGCTTTGTACGTTCCGTCTTTGCCATCATCGGCAGTTGGTTTGTAAACTTCGTTTGTTGAAGTTCTTTCAGGCTGGTGTGTCTCCACATCTTCCACGCCTAAATTAAAAATGTCAAATGAATCACTCATAACTTTTAAATTGTTTAATTGTTTAATACTTGAAATTACTTTAATGTTCTTTCGTTACCTTATAGTTGTACAATATACAATAGTTTCAATTAACTGATAACATAGCTCCAGAAGGATCCTTCCATGCTCCATCCTTTAGCTTAATCAGCCCTGATTTGTGGAGTAACTCTGATTTCTCAACATTTGTGAGTTGGTTCGCTGCCACTAGTGTGTCTAGGATTTTAATGAGTTGAAGGTATTCTGTAGTAATTAACATGTTAATCGTTACTTTGTTTATTATACTTATTATATATCTAAGTTTGGTTTTGTTTCTTCATATTATGTTAATATCTTTTCTAAAATAATTGCCTCAGAATTTTTTTATGTCAGATATTTTTCGTATATTAGTACTGTAATTAAAAATTAAACTATATGAATACAAAATTAAATTTATCAGAAAGAAATAAAGACCTTCTTTTAATGGGGGCTAAGCAAACTGGAAGCTTTACAGAGGGTTATCATTATATTTATGAGAGTTTATACATCAATGAAGCAGACTCGCTCTACGCGTTCTGTGAATGGATTGAAAACGAGATCGGTGGTGCTGGTCCGATTAACATCCAAGATCTTTGGTATGCATTTAATCATCCTGAAGAGGAATTTTCTAAGAACGTTGCAAAACATTGGAAAGAACGAATGGAAAAAATTAACTCATACTGCTAATATGAAAGATTTTAAATGTGTAATTTGCAAAAAGACTATTAAAGGGGAGTATGGTAATAATCCTGCTCCTGTTGTCAATAAAGGAAAGTGCTGTGATAGTTGTAATACTAAGGTAGTTATCCCTACCAGAATTAACCTAATCTTAGGCTATCATAATTAATTTAAGATTTATTGAAGTTTTTTGAAACCTTTTCTGGGAACTAGCATATAAGTAATGTCTTTAAGCCAAAGCCAGATAAGGTTCTGGAAGTAAGCTTTAAGTCTGTAAGCAGAGACTAGTACCAGATGAGGGCTTGAAGCAGAGACTTGGTTAGTCTGGCAAATTTTCCCCAAGTTTAGTGGCTAGGTAATGATTAAGAAACCAAGCATCGACTAGATCATCAAACGGCTTCGGCACTTTTTTAACCTCACCAATTTCAGAGACACAGTATTTATGTAGAGAACTGTTAGCTAACTCAGGAGATTCACATACATTATTTAAGAATGACATCCAAAGAGCAGCTTTATTCATATTCCCTTTACCAGCATGCTTCTTAATAGTAGTAGGTGCAACGGTCAGTAAATTTTTGACCTCGAGTTTTGAAATCATTTGTTCTTTTAATATAGCTGCACCTGCTGCCATATCAATAATATTATTAGTTCCCATTTTAGATCCGTACGACGAACCCTCAAATGCTATATGATAATCTTCTGTAGTTTGTGTAATCCCTGTAATTAATTTAATAAGATGTTCGGCTGTAGTCTTGTATCTTATTATTTTAGCAAACTCATTTTTAGAATAATCACCAACTGAAGCTTTCCAATCAGGTTGATGAATTAAAGATACGTCTGGAAATTGCTCTATTTCTTCTTGCCTTCGTTGTTCGGCTTTTGTGCCTGAATTAGGTTTAAGATATGAGATAAAGTGATACCTGTTTGTACTAGATTGCCAGATACAAATACCAGGGGAATTAAGCGAGAAGTCAACCGTAACTAGATTCAATTTACATTCTTTTACCCATTGCAGCACCTAGCGCGGCACCGACTAAACGAGATGTTAATAAATCGTAGAAAATACCTTTTTGAATACCAAGTACTTTAGCAATAACTTTACCAACAGATTTACCTAAAGCAAATCCAGCTAAACCACCAAAGATAGAACCCAAAAGCCCTTCATTTACAAAAGCTTCTTCTAATCTATCCAATTCAAAAGTACCATCTTCTTTTTGGTATTGTTGTACGAATTGCTCTAAAGCAAAGTCAACTTTATCTTCTAAATCTTGAGTCCACTCTTGTTGAAGTCCTTCTTGTAAAAGTTGCATATCTGTTTCAGTCAATTGTTGCTCAACTAAATAATCATTAAATGTTTTCATAATGTATATATCTTATTAATCTATTTCTAATCTTAAATCTAATTTATTATAGAAAAATGTACATTCAAACGTACTAAAATCAGATACGTTTTCTGCCATATTTAAGTTTAATTCGTTTATTGAATTCATGATAATACCACTAAATTCCATATAGGCTACTGAACTACCTTCCGCATCTAAAATCCTTAAAGTCATAGGATTGATATAAGGCTCTTTAGTTGTCCTAGCATAATAATAAAGTAGAGTGTCCATCATAATCCAATAATTAATAAATCCATCTAATAACTGAAAAGTTACTGTAAACTCTCGTGTTATTGTATTTTGAATTGGAACTGCACCTCTATGGTATCTTGTAGTTCCATCATTATCCGCTTGAGTAATTGGATCAAAAGATAAGCCTGGGATATTAAGTCCTTGTATTGAATAATTAATAAAGTCAACAGGTTCTGATAAAAGAGCACCAGGTACTTTATTTAAATACTTTGAATATTTTTCAGCAACTTCAGTTGGAATAAACTTTCTAGGAAACCTAAAGTCATACGCATTATTTCTACTATTTAATATCATTATCCTATAGTAAATTTACCTTTAGTAACCATAGTCTCATCTTTACCATTATCAACACTAATATAAAAAGAATTAGTTTTCATACCTCTAATATTAGAAGCATTAGCCTCGTTAATCATAAATAAAACTTCACCCTTAGATGTATCAATATCTTTATTGTAGATATTATTAAACTTTAATTTAGTAGCTCCATCATTAAATGATAATATAATTCTCTCTGCGTTTTCAAAAGAAATTAAATCAAAATCGTCATTCTTTCTTTTACCTATTACAAATTTATAGTAAGACGCAAAGGGAGCAACCTCTATTAATAAATCACTAGACTCTACGAAGTCGCTAGTCTCAAACTCTTCAACTTCTTTTATCATATCATTATTACCACTTCCGTTTAAATTAACCTTTGATGTACTTGCGATAACATTATGTCTTTCAACGAAAGCAGGTACGAACTTAGTAGATCTAGGTAGATTATCTGTAATAAAACCTGATATAACTTTACCGCTACTTAAATTTGGTAATACATTATAGACCTCAGTTAATATATTAGGATTGTCAATCTTTAAAGACGATAATTTTTTACCATATTTAGATGCTTGGTTAACTGTTAAACTAGACCTCTTCACAATTTGGGTATTATCAGTTTGGTTGTAAATTCTCATAGTCGCTTCTATTGAAAAATTAACAGCAACTCCAGCGTTTTTAATTACAGGTCTAAATACTATCGGATCATTAAAACTTTCATATTGCGTAAACGTAATAGATTGAGATTTAACTTGGCTAGTACTTATTTGTTCATATACATCTATGTCATATATTACAACAATATCATCTGATGAAGTTCTTATCCTATTTAAAACATAAGCCTCGAATGCATTTATTGAATTATCCTTTTCACCGTATATGTTAAAGTAATCTCCATCTGCAGCGTCTTCTACTGTAAGCGTAAAATCTGCATATTCATCTTCTCTAGAAACTGTAAATATATTTTCTTCTCCAGTATTAAAATAATCTTTACCATTACTTTTATATAAACTATCTATAAGTTTAAATCTAATTTGATAATTAGAAAGTGGATTTAAATCACTAGAACCTATTGTACCATCACCATAAAACCTATCATTAAATTCTGCGTTTTGATTTACTAAAGAAGGTATTTTAAGATTAATAAATTTAGACCATAAAGTCTCTCCTAAAATAAAAGGTTTGGGATTAGAAAACTCATAGTTACTAGTATTTAAATAAACTAGTTGAGTTAAAAAGTTTTTAACTGTAGTATTTCTTTCTGAAAGTATTTCGAATAAAAACCCTTCGTATCCTCTTGAATCAAAACTAAATCCGGATCTTAAGTGTAATTTAACCGAATCATATAAAACCCAATTAATATTAGCCGTAGCTTCAGTTTGATAATTTAATAGATCTGCTTCATTACCACCTAACCACTCTGATGTATTATTAATAAAGTTATGCATTTCATATGCACCAGTAGAGTCATAACCTAAAAGTGCATATTTTGTATTATCGTTTCCAGGAGCTTTTACAGCATGGTATCTTCCGATAGTTTGATTAATATCATTTCCCGTAGCTTCATCTGGGGATGCAAAAAGAGGATTAGCCCTATTATCAATAATTATTTTACCGCCTATTAATCCAGGATATTCATACTCTATTTTACCATTAGTACTTGGTGTAAATTCACCAATATTTGTTACTGCAGAAAAGTTGTATATTCCTAAATTACCAGTAATTGAAAAATCAGCAGGATTAGCTAAAGCACTTAAGTCAAATTTATATGTTTTACCACTCTCTAGTAATAAAGTCCTGCCCGCAAAATTTTCAACTGCAATATAACCAGATACACTAGTAACATCAAAGTTGACGACTGCGCTACCTAATTCATTAAGTAAATGTCTAGGTGAAAATGGATCTTGGTCCACTGTATCTAAAAACATTACTTCACTACCATTATCATCTACCTCAATGCGATATTTTTCAGGATCGCTTTGGTCATGGTAGATAAACTCAAGTAAAATATCTTGGTCTATTCTATAATATCTTGATGCTTGTGCCATTTAAAATCTTAAAAATTTTGGTGACCAATATAAGCCGACCCCTATCGAAGGGCCCGTACTAATCACTTGATTATTATTTAAATTAATACCATAACCTATTCCTACACCAATTCCCCAACCAGCTTTCTTTTCTGATTTTCTATTTAACCTGGTATTAACTAGGTTGATATTTTCAATATCTTTAATCTCTAATCCCGGATAGCTTGTTGACAGCTTTAATCTATCAGCACCATCCACATTTTCAATCGCGGCCATTAGGCTTAGAGTTTGTGTTAATTCAAATTTAGTTTCCAGTACTTTAAATTTTTCAAATTCATATTTAAAAGTTGAAAACCCTGTTAGTTTTCTAGAGTTACCACCACCAAAATCTTCAGTAGATTTAAATGTAACTTTAGTAGTTGAAGTATCAATAGCCTCAGTTGTAGTACTTACATCTAAGCTATCTGTAATTTCTAAATTAGCAGATATTAATGAATTAACGTCTTTTAAGTCATCATTAAGTGCTAACGCTTTTTTATACTTTTTAGTTAACTTAGCTTGGCTAGATTCTAGTTTTGATAAATCAAATTCAAAAGATCTGATTTGAGCAAGCTGATCCCCATTATCATTTCTTAGTATTGTAACTGAGTCTTGAGCAGCCTTAAAGTTATTGAGTTGTCTACCAGCATCTTCTTGTGCTAATTTTACATCTTGTTTTAAGTTCTCAATACTATTGCATTGTTTAAGAAATAATAAACATAGAAGGGCTCCCGCAACAAAAGTTACCAGAGTCCTATTTGATAATATATTTTTTATTTTATCCTTCATAATTTATATTAGATTACCGTCAGTATCCACATTTAAGTCTGATGTATCATCAAAACCTACTGTACCTCCACCAACTCCACATGGCGCCATACAGAAATCTGTCCAAGCAGCTCCATTTCCATCAGCATCAACAAAGCCTTGAAACGTTTTAGTAGTAGGATTATATCTTAACATACCTGCTTCATATGTAGTAATATTAGAGGTATTATTAGCAAGTTTAAGAGTTTGTTTAACTACAACATCCGCATTTAAAAATATTCTAAAATCATCAGTATTACTAGAGCCGTCCCAACTAGTTTGAAATATAATTCTAGCAGGATCTGTCCCATCATCATCTGCACTAGTCACATGTAACTTTTTAGTTGAATCATGGTGTAGTGAAATATATCCAGTTCCAGGATATGGTGCTATACTCCCAGCATCATACTCAAAATATCTACCTACATTTAAAGTAGATCTAGACGTAGAATCTCCATCTATATTGTTAGAATTACTAAAAGCTGGATCTCCTAACCAAATTACTGGAGTATGTTCGTCACTATCTGGTTTAGGCTTAAGTAATGTACGGCTAATATTCGCACCAGAACCTGCAACTTCTATTTTTGCCCATGGGCTAGAAGATTCGCCAGATTCACCTTTTTGCCCCTGCGGCCCAGTTGCACCATCGGCGCCAGTTAAACCTTGGATACCTTGACTTCCTTTTTGCCCTTTAGATCCTTCTAGACCTCCTCCGTTAGCTAAAATCTGATCAAAGTTATAGTTAATCTTCTCAAACTTTATATTGTCAGAGTCACTAGGGTGTAGTATTTCTTGAATATTAATGGCCATTTTATGACTTTATTTTTACCATAGGTCTAATTCTATAAGAGTAACCTAATCTTTTATTATATATCAATCTAAAATTAAGGGGCTTTTGTTTATGTTGCTTAAATGTAAAGTTTTTATCTAATTCAAACCCACCATCATCTAAAGTATCAATATTAGCAGTAGTAAGTATCTCAGATTTAATACCCTTAATTCTGCTAGTATATAATTTAATAGAATTTACTGTAAACAAATTAACTAGATTCTTAGTAATATAAAACTCAACATCATCTTTAATAGTAGATTTATCTCCAGCTGAATTTTCAGCAGTGACATACCTTGAAATAGAATTTAAAATACCATCATTAGATAAAGTCTTCTTAATTAAAGAATCAATATAAAAATCAATGTATATGTTTTCTTTATTTTCAAAAACAACAATATCTCCTTTATTATTTCCATTTAATAATATTTTATCTTGTGATTCTTGGCTACCTACATAATCAACGTTAAAATTAATTAAGCTATATGAATCTTTAGGTTTCATTACAGTAGAGCCTAAATATGATTTTTCTTCTTTAGTTTCAAATGTACCTGGAACTAATTCTGAGCCGCCGCCAGATAGAGCTCTGGTATAATAATTTTTATCCCATGAAGATCTAAATACATTAACGTCTTTTTTATCTATAGCTATTTCACCAATTAGAGGATACAAAGGTAGTTTCTCAGTAGAAGTTGATAGTTTTGTAACACCTGATGTATTTATTTCATTTACCTTTCTATAAAAATGGTTTTTAATTATACCCCAATTATTATCATGAGTTCCATCATCTTGTACAAACCCTAGATTAAAAGCAGTACCACACCTATTATATCTTCTATAATAATCTCTAGCCAAATTAATTTCTTCAACATCGGTTAAAGAATGTTTATACATCTGCTCTTCAAACGCTAACTCAGATGAATTAATAGTAGATTGTAAATCGTTAGTTTTAAAGTGTGAATATGTATCAGTAAACGTAATTACAGGCTTAGTATCCACAGTGTAATCACCGTTATGTCTAACTAAAAACGGATAGTAAATATCACCGGCTATTAATTCAAAACCTATATTACCCTTAGATAATTTAAATGATTTTGGTTTATCGGTATCTGTGGTTGTAAGCAAGAACGATTCTTTTATTACCTCATTACCATCTTCGAATTCTATTTGAAATCTATTATTTAAAGAAGTTCCGTCCTCTTCTATTGTAGTATAAACTATCTGACCATCATTTTGTTTTAACAACTGATATACATTAGATATTGATAAACTATCTAGAATATTTTTAAAAGCATTTTTACCACCCTTTAAATAGTTATACTCAGCTTCTAATTGTAAGTAGTCCGGTAAATTATACAAAGGTACTGGATTCCCACCTGTTTCGCTATCCATCGGAACTCCAGAAAGAACTAGCTCATCTTGATCGTTTACTGAAGCTATGGGTAAGTATATATTATTTGGACCTGAATCTGCATTAATAGTTACTTTTAATACTCCATATTGATTATCATCATCAGTATTTATTTGTTCTATAAATTGAGGTATTGACCCATCATCATGTGTTAAACCTGTTAATACTAAATAATCTATTGCAGTCGGATCTGTTGTATTTAAACTATTTAAATTCATAGCTCCGGAGATTTTAACATCAGAATATTGAAAAACTTCAAACCCAGGATTTCCGGTCCAAACAAGGCTATGATTCATTTCATACAATAGTTTTCTATTAATAGAATTATTAGACCATAAATCGTCTAAGGATACTGTAATAAAAAATACTACAAAATTAAAAGCTTTATTTTGAATAATCTCGTATGAAATATCATTAGACGCTTGACCCGTCTTAACTTTAACAATAGTACTAAACTTATACCCATTAAATTCTGAATTTTTAATAAAATCGGAGGATGTTATATTTTCAAATTCTTTTCTACTTTTAAAATTAACTCTTAAACCTTTAAATATAGTACTTGCAAATGATGTATCATTACCGCCATCTACAACAGTATATTTCTTTTTAAGGTTTGTTTTAATAAAAGAAACTATACCATAGTTATCTTTAATTTCAAACCCGTCGCTTATCATAAATCTATCAAAATAATCAAAAGATGTACTTTTAAAATGAATAGGTTGTAAATCAAAATCTTCATTAAAGTTTAAATAACTAAAAGTATCATTTAACTGATTATATTGTAAGTATTTAGGTATTTTATCTAAATAAAACCACTCATGTGTCATTCCTAATCTATCTCTACCTGGGTTAGAAAAGTCAGGCGCAAAATTAGTTCTACCAAATGCTTCATTGGCATTTAAATAATATGGTTGTTCTCTTACAGTTAAAGTATCTTTTAATACCCATTTATTAATATTAGGAACTACTCTAGAATTTAAAGCAAACTCTTTAAGATTATTTTCATTTAATCTATCATACTCAGTATAAAGTTTTATTTCATTATATTGATCTGCAAGCTCCTCCGGTAATACATCACTAATACCTGTAAAATAATTACTAGGTGTTAAATCATAATCATTACTAAATACTGCAACTTCATCTTCAGTTCCTGAAGTACTCTCCTCTGGTATATAATTAATAGTAGCAGAATTTTCATATTTTAACTCTTTAAGATCTGAGTTTGAAGTATCATAAAAATCAAAATTCATATCATGTATATCAAACGCTGAAAATAAACCTATTCTAGCAAGATTATCCGCATATATTTTAATTTCTCCAGAATCTAAATCGTTTTCACGTTCTAGTATTAATCTTTTAAATGTTGTTGGAATTCTATCGACGTCGTCTACAATATCTATAATTTTATTATATACGTTTAATTTTTTAGTCTCTATATAATCACCTATATTTACATCCGCAACAGAATCTAAAGAAACATAAACTGACTTATTAGCAGAGTTACCACCGCTCATGTAATAAATATTATTAGTTACTGCTATTGAATTTAGGCTCTCATCGTGAAGATTTAATAAAGAATTAGTATCTAAATTTTCTATATTTAAAAAATCTATAGAGTTTTCTTTAGGAACTAAAACTCCACTTTGTAAAAGCTTGTAGCCCTTTACTTTAGATTTAATATAAAATATATTTGACCCTGTTTCATGTAATACGTTAAAATCAGTTTGCGCAGAATTTGTAATACAAGATACTAATGCTTTAGTTATCTGGCCTAATGTACCATTACTAGAATATGTAGTACTACTAAAATTACCAGCACTAATTTGATCTGAAGCAATATATGTTGAGTTATCTAAGTTAAAAGAGGTTTGTATTGCAACTGCATTTGCTAAGCTAGTATAAGATTGATCTGTTGATTTAATATAAAGCTCTAAATCCCCGAGGGTAGACTGTAACTCTGTTACATATAATGTACTTTTATCTAAGTCCCAATCTATTTTAATATTAGAAAATCCTAAATTTAAAAATTCATTTTTAATGTTAATAAATGTAGTTAATAAACTAGAACCAGTCTGGAATGGAACTACCTTTTGTACACCATACTCATTAAAATAAATACTCCAGTTTTCACCCTCCGCAAGTCTAACAAATTTAATAGCATACGAAGATTCTTTAGAAGAAAATATAGTAAACTTATCGTTAGTATTAGGAGTTGATATAAGTTCCATTTTAATAAAATCAAACCCAGCTTCTTTGTTTCTAGTAATATCAATAGAATTACCGTTTGGAGCTATTTTAATTTCATTAGGTATCTTGTTACCTGAATCTTCAACTACAACGTTTAAATTTTTAGGAATATAATTACTTCTAGAAGAAATTTTATAGTATTCATCACTTATCGAAACATACCCAATAGTTGGAGTCTGAGATATATGTTTAAATGATGGAATAGCAGACCAGCTATCATTATTAATATTACTATTTAATATATCAAAAACTATATTACCGTTTTCAGAAGTAGAAATAGACCCATATCCAGAATCTATATCATTAACGTACACTCCAAAATATCTATTAATACCATAATCCGATACTAAATCATCATTGAATAAAAACTCTAAGTTTAATAAATTAGCACATGCTATATTATTTCTTTCAAACCCATCAGTTATTAGTTGATTACTTGAAATAAGAGGCGCATCTGCTTTTACAAAATCATCATGTAAAAACTCACCCTTCTTAGTAAAACCACCCTTTTTTAAATCAATACCGTTAAACGTACTTTTTTCATTTTCGTCAAAGTTAAAAGTAATTGGAGTCTTTGGGAAGCCCTCATCCTCCATATGATTCCTTATATAAGAACCCAATGTAGAATCTTTAGTTAAATCAAATGTTTTTATTATTTCAGAATTTTTTAATAAATCCTGCATATTATTAAACATACTCCTATTATCAAAATCAACAGAAGATGTAGGATCACTAACTCTAAATATTACAAATTTTCTAGGTATAGCTTTATCTAACCAAATTGGTGCGAAAATTCTATAGTCTTCATCGTGTAGTTTAGAGTAATTATATTTAGTACCGTATTGATATAGTTCTTCAATTTGTTTATCAAAGGTCTCTTGTACTGCATAATCTGAGTATTCTACTTTAGTAGCATACATAATGTCAGATGTTGTATAACTAAATTCATAAAACTTTTTTAAGTCATATGAATACTGTCCATCTTTATTAACTTCCCACCTTTTATATGAAACTGAAGCCAACTCCTTAGTAGCGTCAATACTTTCAATAAAAACTTGATCGTTGAGGTTGGCTACTAATTTAGCATTAGTTGATAATTTTGGATTTGTTCTTAATAACGGTTTAGATACGTTATCTAATTCATAATTAGTCTCTAAATTAAAATTAGGTATTGTCCTATTTAATATTTCAAAATCTTCTACTATAGGAAATTGATATGTATTTACAGTTTCTGGATTTGTAAGACATCCTCCACAATCACTATATCCATATGAAATAATAGACTGACTCCCTATACCTATATCTTGTGGGTTTATTGCAATTGCCCTAATCCTATCCTGTCTATATACTGATATATTATCTTCTAGCTGATTAATTGCGTCTTGTATATTAAGCCCCCATACTTTATGCTTTAAAGTCATACATTCACTAGACTTAATATGTGTAACAGTATCGCCTACTGTACTAATAAAATCTTTAACAAATGACGTAGAATTTAAATCAGCAGTATGAAATCCGTCTATTACATATAAAGGCCAGTATGAATCTCCTCCTGGAATACCAGCATCTAATTGCACTTCACATCCATAAAAAGCATAATACGCATTAGGTCTAGTTCCAGTTGAACTACCTATTTCATAAGAAAGCCCAGTATGTTCTTCTCTAATGTAATCTTGGTTACCTGGAGATAAACAAACACCTCCCGAACTTCCAATGTTAGCAAGTTCAATCTCATTAGTAATTGAATTAAAACCATACCATTGTACAGCTCCCGTATAACCTGTTTCATCATCATTATTCCAAATAAAATACTTACCAAAATATAGTAAAACCGCTGATTGAAATAGTTGACTATAATCGTTTGATAAAGCGGCTGATTCGCTAGTAAAAATTCTCTTTTGATTTATAGCTAAATCCTTTAAAGTATATGTTATTCCCTGTGGAACTTTATAGTAAATTGTAATATCCTCAAGCTCAGCTGAAGTAGCATTACAAATATACCCTATTTCTGTAGGTTGTTCTGGTAACCATTTTACAGTTAAACTTTTAACCTCCCATGTAACTTCAGGTGGACAACCAAATGTAGTCGTATTGTAATAAGGCGAACTAGTATCTGTGTTTATTTGCCAAACTCCATTTTGATAAGAATAATATTTACCATACGAGCTAACAAAGTTGTAAAGGCCATCTCCTAGTGCAATATTTGCCGGAGCCGTCTGACCTGCATACGCATTAGCATAATATTCTGAATTAAATAACTGACCGCCAGCCTCAACAACATCACCTAGCGTAAAAGGCGTAACACCATTTGGTTTAAATTCACTAATATTTTGATAAACTATACCTGTTTGAAACGACTGCAAATTACAATATGCATTTACCGATGACGAAGAACCTATTTCTATTGGCCACGCTTGACCTCCAGTAACTTGACATGCAACCACTTCCTCAATAATACCATTAGTATCAATCTTATATGATATAACATTTCCTAAGTCGGTTGCTTCTGCAACTGAAACCCAACCAAATGCAGCGTCAATAGGCGCCCACGTATCACTAAGGGCTGTACTTACGTAAATAGAATCTCCTATTGTTAATTCATTTAACGTTACAGCTTGTGCTGTGTTTAAATAATAATTTTGAGAGCCTCGAGAATCGTTACAAGCAATTGAAGATGAACTTCCCCATGGGCTAATTCTTACTGCAACATATGGACTAGCATTTACTGTAACATTAAACAGCATAGAAGCACTTCCACCGTATGGATCGTTTGCCGTAAGGGTAAATGTAGTATTACCCTGATATGACCCAGGTGTATATTTTATAGTACCGTTTATACCTAAATTAGAAATATCTACAGCACCCTGCCCACTTGGTGGTTGTGTAGCATTAAATGTAATATTATCTCCATCTCCATCTGTTACAGCTATATTAATATTTACAAAACTAAACTGATCAACACTCACTGAATGTGGAGAACTACCAGGTGTGGTAAATTGGGGTGGTGTATTTCCAGGAGGTTGTATGCTTAGATCTATTTGACCCCTAGCAGAATAAGACTCCGTAGTATTAGTTTCAGTTATTTGATAATAAAAAGTCTCTGTAAGTTGAGAGCTACTAGGATTTAAATCTACATTATTATTAAGTGTATACGTAAACCACTCTCCGGTACCATCACCTGCTGTAATAGCAACTGTACCGTGGCTTAATGAGTTATTTAACTGGCCAATTGTTAATACATTAGTACCATTTGAATCATCTACCCATTGAAAGCTATATGTTTCTCCTATTTGAGCAGAAGGTGTAACTGAGTGCTTTCTTTGAAACTCATAAGATCTAGTTGCGGTATTTGATATTTCTCCATCAAGGGAGATTCCTGTATAATTTTCCGCAGTCGGAGCTGTATTTACTGGTGGAGAAACTGTTACGGTTACAGTTCCCGTAGCATCATTAGTTCCATCATCTACCTTGTAATCAAAACTTTCAGAGCCTTGATTAAATACATTACCTGGAGTATACCATATAGTACTACCATTATTAGCAATAGCATGTGGCCATTGTGAAATGACACTACCTCCCTGTGATTCTGCTAAACTTCCGTTAAAATTTCCCGGGTCTAATATTGTATAAGTTAATGGGTCGTTGTCGGTATTACCACTTATATTATTACCTAAATTAATAGATACCCACTCTAAGTTTCCATCATTAATATCATTAGTAACACTAACTAACAATGGATCTACAATTATAGTAGGAGGGTCGTTTCCAATACTAGTATCATTAACGGTAACTGAATCAGAAAGAGAACCTACATCTGCTCCATTAGAATCTCCCAGTGTTTGTGGATCTAATGTAACGGTCAAAGTCTCTGCTGACTCTGTTGTTAAATCTTCATTTAATGTAAAAGTTAAACTACCAGTACCAAAATCTACCGTAATACTACCAGACATTCCATCAGTTGAACCTGATGATAAATCCGCAGAACTAATACCAGTTACAGCGTATGGTATTGTAGTACCACCTGGAATATTAGTACCATTTAATGTAAATATAATAGTACCACCCTCGTCAACTGTTGATGCTGATGCTGAAAATGTATCGTAAGAATATACGGTTAGTAGTCTAGTTACTGTTAAAGCTGGATAATTATCTGAATCTGATACATCATATGTAATTGAAGTATTTCCCGTAGAATTTAAAGTATCGCCGCTGGTCGCGCCTGCCATAGTGATACCAGTTACATTACCATCTTCTACATCAGTAGCAGTAGCACCTGCGTCGGTCCATGTTGACCCGACTGTATAATATTCAGTAGAATCCCCATTTAAAGTAATTATAGGGCCGTTTTCAATATCTAAAACTCGACCTAAGTTTGCGGTACCATCAATTTGAATTGCTCTATTTCCATCTATAGTATACCACCAACCATTGCTTCCTGGCGTAAATGTATCTGTAAGGGGATCCATGCCGGCATCCGTAAATAAATCAGTACCTGCGCCAAATGTTGCGTTATTGCTATCATCCCAATATAGAGTTTGTTGGGTTACATTACTAGGGCCGTTAGCAAATGCATCAGCTGCACTAGTCTGTAAAGTACCTTTTAATATTAATTGTGCCATTTAGTTTAAAATCTTATTATAGAGATATTTCTTTCTCTATTATATATCTAAGATTATTAACTATCTAATGTGGGTTTATTGCAGAATATTCCTACCTCCGACTTGAGTATACCATGGTTGGATTGGAGTACTTGTAACATTTCTAGTTAATCTAGCAGCTTTTATAGAGTTTAAGTTTTTACCCTTAGGGCTATACTTAGCAAATACTTCTAAATCAAAAGAAAATTGTTCACCATACTTATCAAAAATATCTAATCCCATTTTCTTAGTATATGTCAAATTATTATAGGCTAATCTAGCAAAACCTCCAACTCTACCAGTATCCAGTTCTTCATTATTACCATAATAATCTGTCATTCTATATTGGAATGTAAGATCTACAGATACTGCGTTAGATTCGTTACTTTTCTTAGGTTTTATTTCTTTTTTACTTTTTCTAGTTTCGCCTCCAACTTTTAACGTATCCATATTTACTGGAGACATAAATAAGAAAGCTCCACAAGATCTACCGCCCAGTAAGTATTGGTCGGCCTCGTCAAATGACATTTTAATAGATCTATCAAGGTTACCGCCCGATTCATTTAAATTTGTTCCACTATGGTATGCCATCTGTTGTTTAGCTTTTACAACATCTAATGAATTATCATATCCAAAAAAGCTAAATAAAGTAGCACCTGTTGCTATTGTAGCAGTTTTAGGCATAGAGAATATCATACTATTTTTAACGGCACTTAAATCCGTAGTATTACTATTAGCAACTGCATCTTCCCATACATTTTCTAAGAAAGGATGGTCTTTATGTATAAAAAGACCCCTATTGTAATCATATAAACCTACTGTATTTGTACTAGTAACTTGAACTTTGGATGCGTCCCATGTACCAGCATAATCATTAAAATCACCTGACCATATGAAATCAGTATTACCACCTGCTGCATAAGCAGTATTATCATAGCTTAATGGGTATTCATAGTCTGATATAGTATAATTACCTACTTGAGTTTCCGTCGGTTCAATTAAATAATGTGGATTTTGATTTGCAACATCCATATATCTACTATATACAAATTGACCTCTTCTTTGTGCTGATTGATACGGAGAATCATTAAGGTTATCAGATGAACTAGGATCTACATTCTGGTATTGTATCGGAGCTAACTCATACCTACCTTCTGTTAAGTAATAAGTATCTGAATCTATTTTGACATCTGGTGTATTACCGCCACTATCGTTTGTAGAAATACCAAATCCATTTGTACTATCTAAAGAACTTGCATTAGCAGATCTATAAGCTGATTTAGTTCTATCACCTATTAATCTAGAAACTAATTCTAATTTAGTAGATTTACTATTTTCTAAAAGAAGCTTATATGTTTTAGTTACAATATGTCCTTTTCTAATTGTTAGGTCAGCAACCTCATCAACATAATATCCAGCAAATAATTGAGTTGTAGTATCTGGGTTAATATTTGTAACAACACCTGCGTCATCTACTATTTTAACTACTAATTCCCCTACTTCAGCCTCTACCTCGCCTTTCAATGCTGTAATTTGAGCTTCTAATTCTGCAATTTTATCATATACAGATATTGGTTTTTGTTCTTCTGATAAGAATCCCGATGCAATATTTGTAGCAACGTGAGCATAATAACTCTCATTAGCAGTAAACGAATCTTCAACATGTGTATAAACACCCTGCGAAGTTAATTCTTCGTTCATTCTTACTCTAGCAAGTTCAGCTATATTTTGTTGAACAATGGCATCTGTATCTGTAGTATCAATTTCAGCTTCCGGGAAGTTCATTGAAATAGACTCAGAATAATCTGACATAATTGGGTTTGCAGGATAGCCCGCTTCAGAAATAGATTTAACTCTAATTTCTACTAATTCACCCTGGTTTATAGGAATATCTAATTGATTAAAATTAATCTCTTGTCCATCTTCTATTTTAGACTCTTGCCATGTAAACTTATTAGAAACATTACCATCACTATCTATAGATTTAGCCCTAGGTCTAGGTTTAGTTTTAAATTCTACCCAATTTGAAAATACCGCTGTTTTTTCTCTACCATCATCTGTAAATTTAAGTTGAGCTGCATTTCCAGATTTACCTGAAGTAGATAAGTATCTATACTGTACAATAAACTGTACAACTTGCTGGTCTAATGTAGCAGCTACAGTCTTTGGTTTTGGAATTGCCCAAAAGCCTCTAACTCTATACTTAGGAGATATTTTAGTGCTATTAGATTCGCTTGAAATACTTTGTATTTGTGTTACTATGGAATTAAATAACTTAGCCTCAGAAGCCCTCTCTTCAATTAATGAATTAAGTTCATTTTTATCTTTATCTCTTTGAACTTTAGACTCATATTTTTTAGTAGCTATCTCAGATCTTTTCTTAGTAATAGTCTCATCCAGTTTTTTAATAGCTTCGTCTACAGAAACTTTATCTGAATTTAATTTTTTAATTTTATCTTTAGCGTCATTTGCTGTTAAATGGCTATTAATTTGTACAACTTTAAAATTAGAAGTATCTAATACTGGGGCATCTGGCGTGACACCTACTGTTGCAGGAGGAATTGAATCAGTTTTAATCGCTTCAATCATTTTAGCAAAATCAGCAACTTCATCTTTGTAAAAATCTGCTAATGTAATTTCTTGCCCGTTTTCCTGTGTTATTGTAAGCTCGTTTGTGTAAAACCCAATACCAGGAGACCAGTTTTCTGCTAATAATTTAGAAACAGGATCTACTGCCTTCATAAACATTAGCACCCTTTCGTTAAATCCACATGGAATATCTACTTGTAAGTTATCATCTTCAGTTTTATAGATGCTTAAAACAGAACCTCCAATCTTAATAGGTTGGTATCCCTCGACTAATTCTAATTCAACCTGACGAGTCGAAGCATCAAGCTTACTGATTTTATATCTTGTATTTTTAGATCCACCAGTAACCATCAATTCATCACCTACGCGTAGTAATTCAGTATCATCTAGATCTTTAGATTTATCAGAATAAGTTAAACTATCTAATGTATATAATTTAATAGCAGCTTTAGTAGTAACACCATTTACAATAACTTCTCTTTGGGAGTTAGAAATTGATATAACATCAAACTTTCCAGTATATTGTCCAGTTCTATATGGCATATCCCTTAAATCCTCGTCAACTATATAGCTAATATTGCTATTAGTAATATCTCTAAGAGCTGTTAAATAATCAATCTCTTCTTGGTTTCTATAATTATCATTAAAGAAATCTACTGCAACTTGATTCGTAGAATCAAATATAATTCTTTTAATTAAAACCCTTTCCGTGTCGTTTGGCAATTGGCCACTTACATCTATTGATGTTTTAAGTATAGGGTTAAGAAAATCTTCTGCAAAATAATTAGGTTTTGTAGAAAATGTAATAGGTCTAGCAACTATACTAATATCATTAGCAGGAGTACTTAATTCAGATGTAATAATATTTTGAAAAGTTCCATCTGGTAGTTTAATTTTAGTACTACCTTTTCCCAATCCAGTTAAAGCTTTAAGATTAGTATCTAACCTATCTAGCTCTCTTTTCATAAAATTAAATCCGGGTATAGAAACTAGCTTAGTACCACCATCTTCAGTAAGAAGTTCTAATTGAATATTCTTCTGATCTGTAGTTACAGCCTCGTTTATTCTTTCAAATGCCTTTAAGGAATTTGTATTAATTTCGAGTAGCTTTTTTAGCGAGTTGGATATTGAGTTATTAGTATTCATATTATCTTAAAATATCTGCTTCAAAAATATAATTAGTTGGATCTATACAAACAATCTCGATATACGGAGATGTGCTTAATAATTGACTAGGGTCAATATTTGCAATCGGTTTATCGAATGATGTAGTTGCCCCTGTCCAAATTTTAATATTATTTCCGTTAACTGCAATCGGATCAAAAGCTATTTTAATAGTTTGACCTGCAGACCATCCGTTAGTGGAATCGTCAATGTATATATTTAAATTTTGGCTGAGCGACCCAGAATCTAAAATATTTTTTAAACTTAATCTATTTGTAAATGGAACTAGTTTAGACCAAATACCTATTGTGTTTGCATCTTGTGGTGAAAATAAATTACTTGTATTAATTTGCGTTAAAACCACACTAGATGCAATATCCCATTTAAATAATTCACTTAAAGTGTATCCGACAACCGAGTTGTTAACCTTTATTTTACCAGCAACTGATTTATCTACGGTTGTACCTTTACCAGCAAATATTACATCTGTATTATATTGTAATTCAACAGGGATTGTTCCATCTATTAATGAATTAATCTTTCCATGCGCATTATTAATTAAAGTTAATAAAGCACTAGAATCTTGTAATTGTAAAGAGCTTGCCACTAAATCATCTTCAACCTCTTTTATTCTATTCTCTAACTCCGTAGCTTTAGCAGTTCCTAAAATTAAATTTTCTAAACTATCTAATCTATCTACAATTTTAGCATATCTATTATTTGCTTGTAAAAGCAAGTCTGTTGCATTTTCAAGTGCTGTAGTCGTATCCATGAATAAATCCATAGAGAACGTAGTGAAATCATTTACACTAGTTTCAACACCAACATTATCAAGCGATGAATTAAATTTAAGATTTAATTTTAAAGAATATGCATTACCATTTAGGCCAGTTACTTCATTTGGCTTAAACTTAATTTGTTCGTGTATTTTTGTACCAGGGCCATATGCATCTTGTATATCATCTAGTATTAAAATACCATATAAATTTGTTGCTCTATTTGCAGGAATAGACGAACTATATAAATCATAATAAACTAATACGGCATTAAATTTAAATTGTTGTCCTGTTTTAGAGTAGTCTAATAAAGACTTTACATCTGGGTTATTTTGCACCGGTTCATACGAAGCAGTATCAAAATCGATTTGTACTGAATTAGTTGAATTAGTAGCAATATCGTAATACGCACCTGAACTTAGTGTATACTCATCTACTACTGGTAATAAATTAATATTAGGATCAGGGTGTACTTGGCCCTCTCTGCCCTCTATGTTTTGTGCATTAACATCTGACAAATATAATTTATTTGCAGTTGTATTATACCCCGTAGGCTTAAAAAGTACTAGCGGAGTAGAACCTACAGAAGTAGGTACGTTAATATAAACCTCATGATACGTATTCCCTTTATATGCAACATCGTTTTCAGCGTCTATTGATCCAAGATATTTTACTACCTTATCATAACTACTACCAACTTGAGTAATAGTCTCATTTTCAGCATATGCTCCAGTTGAAGATTCGTTAGAATCTGTTGCCCTAAAGTCGATAGCCCCTAACGCTGATAACCACTTAAAGAAAATCTTTTCTGCATCAGATTGAAGTATGATCGGATCATAATCATCATCTTTTGCTAAAAGTTCTTCCATATTTAACGCATAGTTCTGAAAGGTCTGTGCAAAATCAACGTTAGGTTGACCCGCAACATAAGCCTGTCCAGAAGGTTGCTTAAGATTAGTCTGGAAATCGATAGTATTAGAGTTATTAACAGAGTCTGTAAAGTCCGGTAAATCTAGTAAAGCAAATTTACTAAATTCGAAATTTAAGTCAGCACTATTAAACGCTCTAGTCATATCTCTTGCAGACGATGCAAAAGCATACATGGTGCCACCTTGTGGCTGTGGTATTCTAACTAAAGGAGTTGCCATCTATTAGGTTTCGGTTTAATTTATTATTATGAGATTGTACAAGCGTTTGAGCTTATTACAAACCATTTGTTTTCAAAACATCTTAAAGTTACAGTAGAGTTAAGTCCATCCAAAGATATTGAAGTTGCTCCTAAAGTAACGCCTCCTGTACCAGCAAGAACTGCAGTTGCAGAACTTCCTACATTTAAAAGGGTTACTTCAACACCATCAACTGCTGTTGGAATTGTAAAATCTGCATCAATAAAGTAATTACTCTTAGTAATCGATGACGGTGTATTTGTTGTAGTCGGAGTAGATGGAGTACCAAGTGATCCAGACTTTACAAATTTACCACCTAATGTAAATGTACCATTTGCTTGTAAAGAAGTAGTACATATTGCACCACCTGATGTTACAACAAAAAGGTTACCATTATCATTTACGGTTAAAGAGTTTGTAGTTGCACTAGTCAAATTCTCTATTACAGAAGTAGTAGGATTTAATAATGCAGTTACCGATGCCAATTCATCATTTAATAACTCAAAGTTACTATTAATAGTTGGTCTTGAAGACGATACCGAGTCGGTACCTAAGATTTCAGTAATGTTTGCCATTTTAGTTTATTTTACTTTTATCATATTACGCCTTATGGCGTTTTTGTTATTATATGTATCTTCCGCTTCAAGTTGGATTTCGTAATCACCCGGTTCCTTGAAAATATACGTAAGCCACATATTATTATAGTATATATCATTGATTTCTGGGTTACTTAGATTAGTAATAGTCCATTTAGGATTTTTAGCTCCAGGAAACTTAGAAATATCAGTTGATATAGTTAAATGCGTAGACCTTTCTACGGTTGCATGGTTTTTAAATACTCTCGTATCATCCCATGTAGGATTGTAATGTTTTACATGGTTTTCACCACTAACTGCTGAAATTGAAGCAGGGTTAGATTTAATGATTCTAACACTTTCAAAATCATAAGTTTTTGAATATTCTTTACCTGTTACCAGGATAAAAAAGAAAGTATCTATTATATTATCATTATTAGCATCATTAATAACGTGGTTAAAATTAAATTTAGATAATACAAAGTTATTACTACTTCTTAATTCGTTTGCGATTGCTTCCCAAGCAGAAACATCCTGTGCATTTGCTGGTGTTGGAGATGTAATAACATGGTTAGCAGTATTTGTTGTACCCGTGGTCGGATCTTTAAATATAATTCTAAGAGTATCCCCTTGTTCGATCCAATCTATTTTAAACGAAGATGCTAAATCAGGGCCGACCCTCATTGCTTCCCACCATAGATTATTAGTGTCTTTCCACCTAAAAGTACTCTCATCCCATTGGTATGGTCCTGCAGTTTCACTAAAACCAGAATCAGAATATGGATCTACATACCTTCTAACAGTTGAAAACCTTACACCCTGGTCTTCTTCTACATGTACATAATTAGATCTATCCATTGTTAAATAAAACGTTGAAATATGATCTTCTATTTTTGTATAATTATCTTGTGAAAAATCCCAATACCCACCAGATTGATTCCAATCTAAATCTTTTTTATTCCATGTAAAAGTTTTATTACTAATATCAGTATCTAACCATTTATAGATACCATATAACTCTAAGTCTTTTAACTTAACTTCAAATAAATCCTTTTCTTTATAGAAAGACATATGACCAAACAAGTCATAAATTCTCATCTCAACAGTATAAGATCCAGGGTATGGTAAACTAACAGGCAATCTTTTAAAATCATCTACAGGACCTCTATATTCCTGGTGTAGGCCATTAGGCCCGTCAATTAACCATTCAATTTCATAAACCCATTTTTTCCACCAATTATCCCATGTTACTCTTAAGTTTTGATTTGCATCAACAGCATCATCCCAGACAAAATTAGCCTCATCCCATATATCATCAAATGAAGGAACTCCGTCTAAAATAACGGGGCAACCGATCGGAATATTTTCATTATATGAATTTAAATCTCTGTCATGGTATGTTTTGTAAAACTCCTCGTATATGTTTTTCATTTCAGTCCTTTGAGACATTGTTAAAGTACCTTCTTCTGCTGGCTTAAGGTTTAAAAAACTATCATAGTTACTAGAACTATCATTTTGGTCTAATATGGATTTTAAAACATTTGAAGTATCTTCAATATAAAGGTCTCTATCATTTGGAAACACATCAAATTTAATCCTATGACCCTCTGTAAAAAAGCCAATTGGGTTTTGAATTTTCCAAATATTTAAATTTCTATTTGTAAAATAATCACCTTCTCCGGTAATATCAATTATCTTAGCTTCAAGCGGTAAATAATCTTTTTGTAACTTTGCCTTTAACCCATATAATTTAATTAGTACTTCATCTGGGGTATAATCAAAAGTTTCTTCAACATTAGGAATATCCCACTGGTCAAACGTTCCATTAGGCTCGTTTAATCTATAAACTAATGAAAATCTACTAGTTTTCTTTTGAGTAGCAGATGGAACTTTAAACTTTAATAGTTTTCTAGTCATCTCTCCCCTAACTGAAGCATTAGGTACAGGAACTGCATGGAGCTTACCAAAAGTTTTAGAGCCTTTATCTACATTTATCCAATACTCTTTAAGAGTTACTTTATCATATCCGAAAAAATCTATTGCGTTTAATATTGCTTTATATGTTCCAACAAACGGCTTTATATTATGTAGCTCTAGTAATAATTCTTTTCTTTTTTGATTTAATAGTTGGTAATCAGGCGACATCTCTGAAATATCATGTGACTTAAATAATAAAAAATCAGAATCATCTAATGTTGCACCAAAGTTAGCTAACAAAACTTTCAATCTTTCATCTTCACCCTCAACTTCTCCATAAAATCTAATACGAGCAATAATATCACCACCTGCATATATTAAAAGAGTTCTACCATGAGGACCTTCCACTATTGAGTTAATAGCAAAATTAACCTGCAGTGCCACATTCTCACCAGTGTTAAGATCTTTTAAATAATTAGAATCCTGAGAATCAATTGTTGAAAATAGAGCTAAATCTAGTTCTTGGGATTTAATTTCTTTAATTATGGCCTTACCCTCGTTAATCGTAGTACCATACATGATAATATCCTCAGAGTCTCCGATAGGAGTCGGTTCCCATTCAAACTTAAATTTAGTAATAGTGTTATCAGGGGAAACCGGTTTATTAATACCAGGCTCTCCATTTACAGTACAATCTTCCAATATAAAAAGATTAATAGTCTCGTATAACTGAGTAGATACTTCAGGCATAAAGATATTACCTTCCCAAACACCATCTATTATAGATTGTGTAAATTGAAATTCGGAAGTCACTCCATTAAAAAATCTTAAATTACTCCACATTATCTAATACTTTTATCTTCTTTTTCTACTGTATAATTTTTATATCCCTTTAAATATTTTACACCCCTTAATGAGTTTAATAGATAATCATCTAAAAATCCAATAAAGTTTTGTATAATTTTATTACGTTGAATATGTTTAGATAACATCCTGTGTAATAGACCATTAGACTGATAATCATAGCTAATATTTAATCTAGCATCCTTTCTATGCTTAGAAACCTTGTATAGCCTTTTCTTTTTATATGAAAATAAATCTTTATATAATGACATATTACTTCAATGCTTTTCTATTTCCAGCCTGAACTCTAGTATAAATAGTTCTAGGTACTGGTGTTTCGTCAAAATTAACACTTAGTGCAGCTTCAGCATTTATTAATGCTTCATCTACTATATCGTCACCATCTCTATCTTGCCATCCACCTCTAAATACTGCAACTTCTTCTTTCTCCATAATAATATCTCCCCACTCATCTAAACCTGCTACTGTATATGGTATCTGTGTCGTATCATCGACCTTTACGGTTTGAACCTCTTCAACTTGCTTAAAGAAAATATACTTTTGCTTTCCATTTCCAATCTCTTCTAAAATAACAGGCTCTTGTGGAACTACAGAAATAGTTTTAGATTCAAAATAACCCAACCTTCTAGCAGTTTCTTCAGTCTCAGATATAAATCTAACGTTAACAGCATCCACGCCTTCTATCTCTTCTAAAATATAAATAATATCAGACTTTGGTAATTTATCCCTTCTAGTAATATTTAAAAGATAATCACTTACCTTCGCTCTAATATCTGTAAATATTTCTTGTTTTGTAAACCCTTCAAAATATCTAACATTAATATCCATACTATATTTTCTAACCTTAGGCTGAACAAACACAACTTCAGTAGTTACCATTTGTTGTCCACTATCCTGTAATACTTTAGACATTTTATCATATTCATTTTGGTCAAAAAACATTTCGTTCTCCGGGATAGAAAAATAATCCTGTGACTTTGCTAATTTTCTTTTTACATCCGGCACTGCAAATATGTAGATAACATTATCATCATCTAAATATTGGTCTGATGTAGTATTATAGGCATCTATATACGAGAATAAACCATATCTTGATAAGAAGTATTCATAATTATCTGGTGTTGCTAAAACAAAAGATTTACTAGCGAGAGGTGTCATAATTTTAGTAAAATCAGTAGACTCTCTATCTGCTCCCATCTTTGGTGATGAAGTAATAGTAACATCTAAATATTCATTTAGGTCATGTTCGTTACCTAATGAATCTGTACCATCCGCATCCCATTTTACAGTAAGATCTTGCCCGTCATCTAAATTTCCAGAAAATCCAACATGTTTAACATATTCTACTTCTATTGCTGACCCTGCAATTGGAACTGCGCCGAACGCACCGTTGCCAAAATACAAATCTATTCCACCTGAAATTCCTGTTTTTAATAAATAGCCCTTTTCATTATTTAATAAATCATATAACGACTCGTGTTTAGCCCATCGTTCTCCATTAACAGATACGCTAACTTTAGAATGATCAGTTAAAGATACTGTTTGTATATTAAAGGACTGTAAGTTTTCACCAGTTCCAGTAAAAGTTTGAGATTCAAACTGACCTTGTATAATTGGAGTAGTAATTTGAGTCATATTAGATTTTTCTAATCTAAATCTATCTTTAGACGTAAGTAATGTATATGTTAAACCATTTACATCAAATTTTAATTCTGCCCTAGAATCTATATTTAAACCAGTTCCAGCTATTTTACTTAAGTCTGCTCCTGGCTTCCATCTAAATTGAATTTCTCCAGTAGCTGCAAAACCCCTAGTTGCATCATGTCCAGTAAGCCTAGACATTCCATATATGGATTCTGCCTGTTGTGCTGTATATATGTTTTGTTCTACGAGCGCATCCTCTATATAAAACATTATTAACTCATATAACTCAGAAAATACTGAAATTATTTGAGCAAATGGTGATGCCTCGGTAAAAAGCGTATCAGCTCTTTTGTATACCCTTGAGATATATGTACGCGAATCTGTTTTAATTTGATTCGCGGTAGCTCTGACGCTTGATAAAAATTTTAATTCTGCCATTATTTATTTATCCGTTTTTATCTTAGATTTACTTGAATTAAATACTTATTATTCACAGTAATATCAATAAATGCAATATCCCTTACTTCTCCTTTAAAAAAGTTGACATTTACATTTACATTATATTTTGTAGCTAATGGACAATACGCAAATATCTGATCTGTAATTGTAGATCTAATTTGATAGTCATTCATACCCATAGAGTAAACCATATCTTCTAAATTACAACCAAACCCAGGAGATCCTAAAATATCTCTTCTATTTGTAAATAAGATAGTTTCAATTTGTTGTGTTAATTGTTCTACCTCACCATTCGATTGAACTGTACTCGATTGGTAATTTGGGTCACCTATGTCTTTAATATAAAAATCCATTTATATATGTATTCGGCTTATTATGAGTGGAACATCCAATCCACGCCCTCGTCGCCTTTAATTTCTTCTATTATCGACTCTAACTCGGTGTCTCCCATGTCTTTAATAGCGTCATAATCAAACTCTACATTACCAGGTAATGCAAATTTAAAGATGCCTAACTTAGCACCTAATGATTGTTTTACCCTAGCACTTACATATCTAAAAAATATTTCATCAGAATAAAGTGCGCAATCAGATATAGTTTCGTATACCTGTAATATTAAGTCTCCCTTTGGAGTATCTCCCATTATTTTTAACTTACCGTTCAATCTGGCATATTGAAAACTAATAGGGTTCTCTAAAATTTGTCTAGATAGATCTGCCATAGAAGCGTTTAAAACGTAATATTGTAGTTCTTCTGCTGCTTCAGCTGGGCCAGAGCCATCGTACATTCCTCTAAATAACATTTTTTCTAAAGCAAAGTCTTGTCCGCCTTGAAATCTTAAATCTAACCCAGAGCCAGTTCCATTAAAACCAGAACCAGTATCATAAACCCCAAACACAGAATATACAGCGCCACCTTCTTCACCATTAACCCCGCTAGGACCTGGTAAATTTAAGCATCTATTCTTTTTAAAGTAATCAGATTCAAATACTTCTTTCGGTACGTGGTAGTAATTTTCTTGAACAGAATCTTCATATTGTTTATAGAACCATTTCTTAGCTCTTTTAACTATATTCATAATTTCTTTTTGCGGTAAATTTACAGGAACCATACAAGCACCTGTTAAGTCGTCACCTATTTCTGCTAAGAAATCGTTTAAACAATTACCACCAAAGTTTCTTGGACTATCTAAACCGCTAGTACCGCTTCTAATTTCACTCATTTTATGTTTTAATTTTTTTACTTACAATTACTTCAGTCTCATCAGAAAATCTAGCATGAGGTCCCACGCCGCCTTCTCTAAAAATACCACCTTCCATTTTACCTTTAAAAATACCGTCTTTGCCAAACACATAACAATTTTTTAAAGTACAACTTCCATGTACGTATGATGATTCTACTTTTGAATCCATAATTTCAACACTTTTATATAAATTTGATCTAAGTATTTGTGCTCCTGTAACCTTGCCCCCGTAAATTTCCGAGTTTTCAATGTTACCTGAGATTTCACAATCTATAAATTCAAAGTCATTTAATAAGTAAGCAGTTTTAAATATACCATCTTTAACTTGAACAACAGAGTAATCGGAGTCATAGTTAATAGTTCCAGATTCTAAAGATCCTTCTGATAATAATTCTAAGACTTTTTTCTTAAACCTATTCCATTGTACTCTAATAATCTGTTCAGCATCTTGTAAATCTACTAATATATTTATCTTAGGCCAATATTTATTTACGGCGGAATAGTCTTTTAACATTTCCATAAGAGGTCTATTTTTATCTAAAATCCTTTTTAATTCTATTTTATTCTCAGTCGTAAACACTGGACTATAACAAGATCTCCAAACAGCCATAATAAAAGATTCGGCAAGATGCATAATATCATCATACCTTTTTTCATAATCTTTACCCCCAATATATCTAAACTCTAAATAATTCTTTTGTGCCTTTTCAAAGTTAATACCATAATATTTAGTATTAGCAAATGTAAAGTTATCTGAACTAATTAAGTTCTCATTGTAATAGAACGCTTCGTTTTTTGGCATAACCCATTTAATAGATTTAGCGTATGTCGAATTCTCTCTATTTGGGAAATATTTATAGACTCTCTTTTCATCAAATTCTAAAATAAACTTTAAAATATTCATTTTAGAAACCATATCAATGTCTTCTAAGTAATCTGGGTTAAAAGACATATTTAAGTGGATAGAGGCACGGTCAGTTGTATAACCATTCTCTCTAATCCATCCTAACATTTTCATAATAACAACCCTAGCACTCCTATACGGCATAGGACCTGTAACTAATTCAATTAGCCCAATACCACCAGACATGTCCGGCTCCATTTTAAAAACTTCTGCGCTTGGTTGAAAATCAGAATGAGCTTTATCTTCTAGCTTAATTTTTCTATTTAAAAGTTTAGATAAAGACTCTTTAGTCTCATCCAGTTCTAAATTAGAATAGAATTCAAACTCGATCCCTATCTGACTACCATTAAGGATCGAGCTTCTTTCTGACTTTTGGTTTAATTTTTGCATATTAAGAGTATGATATTATCTTTCAATATATATCAAGCTCTTCTTAGATAGTTATTGAGGCATCTTTAAAAATACTTTCATAGCATCTTCGTCTATTCTTGTAATCTGTACAGTAATTTTATCACCAGAACTAAATACCGACATAGTTTCTGGTGTTAGTTCACTAACATGTAACAATCCAGTAATGCCATCTTCTATATTTATGAATAAACCATAATCTTTTTTAGACTTTACAATAGCTTCAACTGTAGATGGTATTGTATATTTTTGTGATATATTTAACCATGGATTAACATTTACAACTTCCTTTTGAGTTAATGTTATTTTAGTATTACTAACAATATCTTTAACCTTAAAATTAATAGAGTCCCCAGGCTTAATTTCTCTTGATTTAAACTTACTTAAAGTTTCTTCATCTAAATCATTATTATGAATCATACCAGTTAAGCATTTGCTAAATTCAACAAATACTCCGTATTTAGCAGTACCTGTTACTTTACCAGTCTTTTCTTCTTCTAAAGTTTGCTTTAAATTTTCTATTTCAGTAGGAATTAACGCCTGTAAATATTTCCTATGTGATACTACTATTGTACCCCTGTCCGGTGAAAAACTAACCGGAACTACATATAATTCTTCTCCAATTATAGATTCAAAATTAGAAAGCTTATTAATACCTGCTAAAGAACCTGGCATAAAGCATTTAATTCCTTGTACACTTACGGTATATCCTCCGTTCTCAATCATATTATCGACCTTACCAATCCATGCAGTTCTACCCTCTTCAATTGCATCTCTAAGATCCATAAAAGTTTTCTGTCTAACACCACCTGAAATACTTCCAGTTAATGTACCTTTAGTTTCTGTAATTAAAACTGCAGTTTCATCACCAACAGAAGACTGTCGAACTTCTTCAGATTCTTTTCCAAACTTTACATAGACTAACTCTCTATATCCAATATCAACAGTAATCCAAGTACTATCAATTGCATATATTATACCTGCGTGAATTTCACCTACAAAAACATTAGGCTTAATATCCTGGCCGTGCGCTTCCATTTTATCGTATAGCTCTTGTGCATACGGTTCTCTTGAAAATACCTTATCTCCGTTATTTGTCCTAATGTGGGGGTTTGGTTTCCTATAATGAGTCGGGCAAGTACCTTCGTATTTCTCCCAAAGAAACTCTCCATTTTCGTCGTAAAATTCTGCGTGTGGGTTTTTAGATTCTTGATCTTCGCTAACTTTAGTGTTTGTGTTAGCTTCTTCTTGTGTAACTGAAGTAGGATCTGTTACAACTACTGTATTGGCGTCATTGCCAATTCTTCTTCTTTTTTTGTCTGACATTTATTTTTATTTAAAAGTTATACTATCTTAGTAACATATTATATATCAACCTATTTTCTTTAAAAAATTATCAATCAATTTTATGTCGATTACGTCTTTTTCTTCGCCTCTTTTTTCTTTAAGTTTTTTAACAATATCTAAAGATGTGAATTTTATACCACCCGCATAAAAGTGATGTTGAGGATTGTATATTATTTCATCATATTTATATGGATATAGGTTTTCACCGTAAGTATTGTGGCTACTAACCATAGAGTTGCCTTCTATTTTTATGTTATCGTGGTGGATATAATCTATGTCGTTACCTTCTCTTAAACCATATATTGAAAGAACAGAACTTGCAGTAATACAATAATCTTCAATATCTAAATTATTTTCGTTTATATTGTTTTTAAAATAATCTAATTGATTTAAGAAATTTGTATAATTTTTTAATTCTGCATTGTTTAAAAAATGAATACTATTTTCATTAAATAAACATCTTGCTAAACGTAAGGTTTCTTCAGGAGTATCATTAATATGAACTGAATGGTTTCCGATATTATACACTTTTCGTATTTCTTCTTTAAGTTGTCTAGCGATTTTTAAATCAGATAAATTTACTAAGTAAACTACCATTGGAGTAGTTTCATTAGTAAAACATAATCTTGCCTTCTCTCTAAATCCAGCAAAATTATTTGACCAACCTCCTGCCCATGCTTCTCCTTTATACAGTTGAAGCATATAATTAAACGCACCTGTATTATTAAGCCATATATCCTTTTTATATGAAATTCCACAGTATTTAGAAATAATATTTTCTACTACAGTTCTACTATGTGTCGCTGCTGGAAATAAACTAATAATAAGATGTTCTTCGGAATTAAGTCTAGCAAGTTCTAATGCAGCAGCGTCTTTATACTGCTGAGAAAGGTTTAAGTTATTAAACATTCTATAGTCACATATTTTTTGACCATCTCTATTTAACTCACTTCCGATTTTACACTCAACATGCTTTTCTAATAAACTCGCGGATGCAGCTCTATGTGCTCCATTTAGTAAGAAATCATTATTATCTATTACTACCGGTGACTTTTCCCAATTAAAATTATTATTTTTTATATCATTAAAAATATTAATAAAATCAGATTTAAAAGCATCGTATGTGTTTTTATTAGGATTGCCGTATTCTTTAAAATTATTCCATAACTTTAAATGCTCCTTATATGCGTTTTCAGCAAAATCAGATTTAATACCTTTACTATAAAACTTTAAAAATAAATGCTTTATAGGTAAGTCAAATCGATTCCACTTAAATAATTTTTTTGCGATCATATGTTTTTAATTAATGCTGCATAATATATATCACCTTTATTTTAGCTGCAGCGTTAAAAAAGCTGGCTTTTCCTACAAAATAATTACCGAATAATTTTTTTATGTCAATTATTTTTCGTATATTAGTACTGTAATTAAAACTAAATAATATGAATAAACAATTTAACTATAAAGAAATCAAATGTAACGGGGTTGGTGGTTCAGGCTATCAAGCTGTTCTTAAACACAAAGACCAGATTCAATCTATTTGCCAAGAGGTTCGAGACTTACTCGGCGATAAACTCTGGGATAAAATGATTAAACAAGCATCTGAAGTAGATACTTATACTGATTATCATTCAGGTATTAGATACAACAGCGTAAAAGATAATGCTTATAGATTGGTTACTGGAATTGCTGGACATGTATCTTCTTACCTTGACTCTGATGAACTAATTGAGATGCACGTAGGCGCCGTTCTAAACAATCTAACTATTGACGAAAAGGTTTATATGGTTCTTGATGCTCTTCGTGACTGTGCGTCCGCAGACCATTGGTACACTTTCGAAAAGGACTGGGGTTAAAATACAATCGGTACAAAACCTACCATCGGAACTGGTCCTGCGGGAGTTGGTATACCTCCAAGGTATAATAATTTAAACTCTAATAAATGTAACGCATAAGCTCCTGCTACTGCAGTTGCGGTTGCATTTGATGCTGGAGCCTGAGTTCCAGGTGTTGCAAAAGATTTACCTGTATTCCAAGCTCTTCTCAGATTATTCGCTAGACGATTTGCACTTCCATAATAGATTGGAATGTAAATTCCTGTTAGTGGTGCTGGTATTAGGGCTGGTGGTGCAGATGGGGTTGGCTTAAATGGTTTAACAATACAAGCATACCAATATGCTATTGTAACTCTTGCCATCATCATATAAGGATCTCCGCTAAATGATTTACCACCAGGAGTAGTTCCACTTGGATCCCATGGATGTCCGACTTCAGTCATTGGTTCTTCACAATTTTCAGCAGCTTTAACTGCACAATATGCTCTATGATACTCAAACTTATATTGAGTTCCGGCTTCTCCTCCAGTAAAATTATCACCATTCCAACCTAATGCTAAGAAGGCATAAGTAGGAGATGACTTACCCATAAATTTAAGATCATCACTTGCTCTAGCAGCTGCTAGTAATTTACCTTCAGGTGGGACTCTTCTCCATTTCTTCTTCCACTCATTAACCTCATACTTCTGTTTTACCCAATTAGTAGTCTTTTCATAATGCAACCCATTTTTCCTAAATTCACATTTTAGGTTATTAGTAATAAATGGAACATCGTTATTAGAACCGAAATTACCATCAGTTTCTCTAGTACCTGGATAATATGTAAATGTTGCTACTACATTCGATGTTAGAATCTTAGGTCTTTGGCTATCCTCTTCAAAGTCATAAGCCACTTGTATTTTATATGGATTAATAGGACAAAAATCCGGAGTAATATCTTTACCAGATTCATCCTCTAGTGTAGGGTATTCTATTTCATTTACTGGGCCTCTTTTAATTCTCTTTTTTATTGCAGAACTAACACCTATGTAATATCCATCATCTTCAGCTACAGGATGTGCTGCTAAAAGGGCATCTTTTGCAAGCTTAGATACATTATCAGCTAATTCTGTATATTCATAACCAGCATTATTAATATCGTTTCTACATCTAGTAGATATATTACGGTATGGCCTACCTTGTATACCACTGTAATTACCATAATAAGCAGTGGTATCATAATTAGCTTTACCTAAATGACAAACCCAAACAAAGTAATCCCACCTTTGCTCTCCTGTAGTCATCATCTGATAACCCATTAAAATCCTAGTAGCAAAGACAACTTCTAATTCTCTTTGAGTTTCTTCACCTGTCAGGCATGGGAATTGATAAAACTTAAATTTATGTAGATTATAGTTTTGAATATTTTCACCATTCGCAAATGCATTAAATGCTTTAGTGTTTTCAGCTTCAATTTTAGCTAAAGCTTCTGCGTCTGGTTCTTTAACCTCTGGGCAGAAATCAGCATATGCAGGATGAGACTCTTTACCCATCTCAATCAGATTACCATCCTCATCGTATTGGTCTTGTAGAGGTATATCTCCCTCTCTTAAAAGTCTTTCGAATGCAATACCATACCCTTCTTTTAAAAGTGTCTCAGCACCCCCGTTATTAATATGTAATTCCCCAACGTGAGTTTGTGCCATATTCTTTACAGCGTCTAAATAATGTTGAGCAACTTCTTTACCAAAATCATATCTACCAGAAAGTGGATTAGCATTAAAAGAATTAATATAATCTGCCTGGTTAGATTTTAATACGGCATTAGCGGGATTTCCAACTACAGAATCTTGCACCGGAAGCTCATAAGAAATACCAGCTCCACCTGGTTTAGTAAACTTCTGGCTTTGTAATGTACTTGCTAACGCTGGAATAAATGCTCCCCAATTTGCTGGCATAATTATTTACCTTTTTGTTGATAGTTAATATGAGTGCTAGATAGTTTTGCTACTGTTGCTGGAGTAGGAGGCATTGGAGGACCTGATGGTCCGACACCTGTTGGATGTATATGTGCATTATAGTCATCTAATAAAGCTTGTAGCCAATCTTGTAAAGACTGTCCTCTTACTGCAGGTTCAGTTTCATCTGCTCCGCCCTCTCCGGTATTAGATACAAATATATCACCACAATCCATAAAGATTTTAGCATCCGTTGAGATCTTAATAAAACCTTCTTCGTCGATTTGAAGCATAGGCCTTTCTTTTGCGCCTTCGCCTCTTGTAATTACTAGGCCATCTTCTGGAGAGTGGTAAATTCTTACATTTCTTTCAGCATCGTATACTAATGAGATAACATCATGTGGAGCACTTGAAGCTTCTAGAATATCTGCTTTTAAATCTTCGTTTTGATCTACTTGAAACCAGTATTCTGGGTGGTAGATATTTCCATTATCAAATCTAACTGCAACAATATCACCAACTCTAGGTACAACATGCATACCAGGAGCCTCTCTATTCTGTGGTGTTGCCCATGGAATAGCATCGTTTGTTAACTTGTCAAATTTACCATATACCTTTACCCTTGCTCTACCTTGAAGAAGAGGGTCTTCAATATCAACTACCTCTCCTAACCAATGAGCATCACGTAAATTGTCTCTAAATAATTCACCGTTATTCATGTACGTTATCGTTTAAGTTACCATCAGCAGATGAATCAACACCCGGCTCGTAAACACTTTCATCTCCTAATTCATCATTATTAAATGTACTGCTATATACCTTTTCGCCAACACTAGACGATCCACTTCCAAAGCCTCCTATTAAATCTCCAACTAAACTACCTAATGCGTTTATACTTCCAGATCTAATAGCGTTTTGTATATTACCTAAATTAACACCATGGACATTACCCATAAATAACTTAGATAAAAGCTTTTCTTCAGCTGCGTTTAATGCAGCACTTGTTAATCCGCCGGTAGAGTCTCCAAACGCATTACCTATTTCACTATTATTACCCCCTGCAATACCATCTTTTAGATTACCAAATTTAGATTTAGCAGCATCTGTAAAACCAGATACAGCACTATCTAATTTACCTTGTACATAATCTTTAGGGTCAAGTGGTGTTGTATTATATTTTTCAGGAGTAGGTATTGCATCCGATATTGTATTATTATCTTCTTCTACAATTAAATTATCACCTAGCTTTTGTTCTACCTGTTTAACACTATTCCACTTAATAGCAATTTTAGGTTTTACAGCCTCAGGGTTTTTATTTATATCCGCAAACATTGATGCGATACTATCAATATCAAACTCACAATGTTCAAATTTTAATTTAATATATGGTTTAGCAGTTAAAGACATTTCAGGGTTTATTCCCTTAATCTTGCCTTCTGGCGGAGCTGACCTAGAAGAATTATTACCACTTTCTGGATTATCTCTTAAACCTAAGTTAGGAGCGTTAGTATCTTGTTGTATTGTTCTAACTTCAGTTATATAAACGTACATTGTAAAATGTCTAAGATTATGTGGTATTACTTCAACCCATCTTGTAAAATCAAAACAAGCTCTCTTATATAAATCCATTAAACCAAATGCTGTTAGTTCTATATTTTCCTCTAAGCATTCAATTTCAAGTTTATTATCTGCAGCACCCCACCACGGCTCTATCATTTTTTGGTATGTCAATGCAGCATCAATCCCGGAAACTGTTTGCCAAAACCAAGGCAGTTCTTTATTAATTTTAAAAAGTACTTTTTTAAAGTTATCTAGATTTTGAGCATATTTATTACCCTCATCTGATCTAAGCACTTTAGTTAAATAATCTCTAGCAGCTCCCGATAAAAGAGGAGACTCCATTCTACTCTGGTCATCGAACATAAAGAAGAAACTAAGATACGTAGGATCTTCGTTTATTTTACGAAGACGTGTACCCTTTCTAAATTCATTAATACCTTTTGTAAAATCAGCCATATATTATTTATCTTTCTTATTCTAAGTTCTTTATTCTTGTAGGCCATTCTCTTCTAATAAGAGTTACCTCTTGCCTAATACCACTAGTACCTTTTGCATAGGTATAATCTATATTTTCAATAATATAATGTCCACTTAAAAATTGATCTAAAGACTGGCTAGGTCGGTTATCTGTATCCTCAGATCTACCAGCACCGAACGGTCTTTCTGAAAAACCGGCGTCTTCTCTCTTTTTATTTCCTATTGCTTGTGCCTCTATTTTAGCACCATCATAGTGATACATTAATAAAGGTATTTTCATATACTTATAGATCGATGGGTTAAATGAAGCTAAAGTAAGTTTAACTTTCATTTTTTGTATTTCCATTTGGTTTTGCTTATTATGTAGCTTTGAAAAGGCTGCATTAGCATGTGTATTACCTAAGCCATCTTCACCTGCGTTTTGCCTTCCGATATATTTATACTTTACTTGATCTTCATGTCTAGTATCTTTTCTATTACCTCTTAAAGGTTCTTCAATATCTGAAAGCTCTTCTGTTGTTAGTGCTTCTATTTTAAAATCTTGAAATCTTTCTCCAGGTTCAGAATTATTATCATATATTTGTACAGTTCTAGCGTATCCAGCTGCTAAACTAACTGAGGCAGAGTTATTAATCATCTCATGTCCTTCAACGTAATTATTAAGACCTTTCATGTCTTTATGATTTGTTAGTAAAAGTGGAGTTTCAATATTATCACCCTTATTTTCACCACCCTCTTCAGCTTCAGCGCCCTCGACCATAGATGCTCCAAAAGAATTTAATACAGTCATTAGTTCATCTAGCTTTGGGTTTTTAGAATTAAATATTTTATTAATATCAACATAATTAACATAATACCACTGGTCTATATGATAAACTGTAAACGCATCGTCGGAAATGTATGAATCTTCTACAATTGATTTAATAAAATCAGAATATGTTACAAACGCTTGTATTCTAGATTGTGAATCATTAGTAGAATCTATATTTGTAGCAACTCCTAATTCTAAATCTCTAGCCACTAATTCTAAATGATCTAATGAAGATCCAGATTCTAAAGTTTGACAATCTTCGGCATATAATCTAGGGACTTTACATACACCTTCTAATGTAATAGTAGGAGTAGTCCCCTCTGTTGCCGGAGCGACTTCTACTGATGCAATATCAAAATCCATATGAACTGACTTAAAAGTTTCTTGTTGTTTTGAATTTAATAATATTGTAAAGAAATCCCCATCTCTAGGATATGATTCTACACCAAATGCGTTTTTATTATCAGCTAAAACTAAACTACATTTAGGAACAATACCACTTAAAACTAAATCAAAAGATTCAATATCCTCAGGTCCAAACTGATATGAATTAACTAAAACAAAGGGTTTTACTGAACCAATATTTTTAGTTTGTTTTGCTCCACCACCATCTTCACCTAAATTATCAAGTTTGATCTCTGTGGGTAATATAGCCGGTTCTACAACCGCTAATATGTGGTGATCTAAATCTGCCATTTCTTAATTATTAATTACACGGAGCTCCGTCGTTAGCAATATTATTACCATTACCAGTAGATTGTGGTGCACTTCCATCTCCAGCAGCACCTCCAGTAGAATCAGCAGTACCTCCGCCAACACCTGAACCAGATCCTGCACCAGCTCCAGAACCACCTCCATTACCAGAACCCAGCGCGTTATCTAGTTGAGTTTCTGTAAGACCCTTACCAGCACCGCTACTAATTCCGCCACTAGCACCAACACCAGAACCAGCACCAACACCAGAACCAGCGCCAACACCAGAAGAAATATTGTTTTGTTTATTAGACAAGTCGCTAACTATAGAATCTACTACAGCATCATTTTGAGCTTGTGCTCCTAAAACAACAGTCCCATCACCGTCAAATCTATAATTCTTCTTTCCTAAAGGAATCACATTAGGTGGCAATAAGGTTTCTTTATTATATTTCTTTTTAAGAGCCTCTAACCTTGCTTGATCTTTTTTAGTTAGACGTTTACTTTGTATAAATTCGTTTTTAACAATATTATCTTCAAACCTCATAGGTCTTTCTAATTTATAGAAAGGTACTTGGTCATTAGGTATTTCTAAAACATCTCCTACTTGTAAAGAAAACGGATCCGATATACCGTTCCATTTTAAAATAACATCGGTTTTACTATCATCATTGTAATGTTCAAGGGCAATTAAATCAGGTCTTCCTAAGTCGTCTTCCTTTACAATATGAGTAGCTATTATTTCTACATTTTGTTTATTTCTAAACATCATAGTAGGCTGTGTCATAATATACTTGACACCGCTTATAGTTTTATTTATGATAGTTCTTAAATCCATTAGCCTGCGTTAAAGTCTGATAATTTTGTTGCAAAACCTTTAGTTAGTTTACCTCTATCTGCATTTCCATAAGCAGATACATCCATAATTTTGTCTAGATCTACTGAACCTTCAACTTCTGGTTGTAAATAAACTCTACCCCTACCAGCATTAAACATACTTTCAATTTCACCTTTATCCCTAGGTCTTGCAGGTTTTAAAGCAACCGTAACTTTCATTTTACTTGGGAATCCTTCATAACCTAAAGGTCCTTCAAATTCTACACTAGAAGATTGTAAAGCTAAATTTCCACAAACCATAATAGGATTCATAGGATTACCTACAGTCATATGCCATTGCCCTGTTGGATCTCCAGTTAAGAATGCATTAATTACAGCACCACCTTGTGGACCATTCATTAATTTCATTAGTCCACCTCCAATAATATTATCCATAATTTTAGAGTCACCTAATGCATTAATACCCTTACCATTCATAAGTCCTTTAGCAGCTTTACCTACATCATCAAATGCAGCTCCCATTGAAGATTTTAATTGAGTAGCTAAACTACCCATAAACCCTGCATAATCTCCGTTTTTTAATTTGTCAAAATCGCCAAAAGGTTTACCTACAGAGCCACTTCCAGTATATCTAACAGCACCTCCCCAGAAAGGAGCATTATTATATGTCAATGCTAAAACGTTCGACAGTGTATCCATGAATGCGACCTTTGGTGATGTATTAAAGAAACCTCTTAAATCATAGTGAAACGTTAAGTTAAATTCACTATTAAAGTTTAAGCCTTGCTCTCTTGATAAAACTTTCTTAATAACATTTAAAGGACCAAATACTTTATTTGGGTAAGTTTCTCCCATTGGGTCAAAACCAGCACCTTTATCTCTAATAGTTTCAGCTTGAGCTGCACTATACCCATTAAGACCTGCTTCAACTGCTCTACCTAATGAGGACCCATCCATCATTTCTCCTAGCTTACCTCTTTTTTTAGCATTACCAGCTACTTTTTGAATTTCCGACTCTACTTCTTTCCATGGAAATTCAGTACCAAACTTTAAGATTTCTTTCATATCATTACCTAATGCAGGCGACATCCAGGTTACACACCTAGCTAAATCGGGCTGACCTAAATCTATAGGATTGCCTTTACTATCCAGCCCCTGTACATTCATAATATCATCCTGTATAGGATATGCAAATCTTCTTAATGTAATTAAGTATTCGTTTGAAATTTGGCCGTAGTGTTCTGTTTGTATAAAATCACTAAAGCTATAATTATATCCTAAACCACCATTATCCGAAGCATATTGTACAATTCTTCTAGCAGTAGGATTTAATATATTATCGTCATTACCATCCATAACAGTTTTGTTATAGTTTTGATAATCATTCTTACCTCTTTGAGTTCCTTTGGCAGTATTCTTATATGAGTGTAAAGACCATTTATTATATAAAGATTTAACACCATCTCCGGCGTTTATTTCTTTTTTAGGATCTTTAATTTTATATGTCCTAGAACCTGTGGCGGCATCCCCATATATTGAGCTACCGGCACCCTCTCCATCTTCAATAAAGGTTGTAGTACCTGCGGGTGTTGGTTCCTCTGCTTCAGCAGGATCTTCTTCAACTACATCAGTCTTTTTTTCTGTAGTTTTAACGACAGCTCTGGTATCAACATCTAAGTATTCATATACATGATTTGAAACACCTGTTATCGGATTTGTAACATCATATTCATTTTGTAATAAAAAGGGCATGTAGTATCTTTTTTATTTTTTATATATATCCGTGAAATATAATACACTAATATGTTAAATCCACTCTCCGCGGTCTAACTCATTATGATTAGGTCTATATAACACGTCATCAGCCCATTCGTCGTTAATATATCTATCTCCTAAAAATTTTTGTAATGACTTTAAGTATTCTCCTTTAGTATGAAAATTATATTGACCACTATACACAGACCTATTTGTTAGATTAAAAAGATCTTTAATACCCATTTCTACCTGAAAATCCTGTATTTTATTAAATAATACACCTTGTTCAGCTTTAGTCTTTACGCAAAATACAGAGTCTACACAAATAAGATATTGCTTCCACTTATCTCCATTAAAAACTCTATCCTCAAGATCTTTAACCGTATTATATTCTTTTCTTTTAAGATTAACTCTAGTTTCTTTACCCTCAAAGTCTCTAATAAACCTACCACCAAATAGATTTCTTTTTAAAAAACTTATTTGGTCATAAAACTTTTTAATTCTTATTTGGTATCTTGGGTTAACGTCATCAAACTTAACATCATATATTAAGCCTCTAACTGGTATTAGTATATTAGGCGCTTGTGTTGTAGATATAAGAGCCTGGATATATTCACCTTTTGAAAATATTTTATGTTTAATCATTGTCTATAAATCTAACATTGTCAAATTTGCTTAATACTCCTTTTTTAGGATAATCGCATCTATTAACAATAACTAGATCTAAATCACATGGGGTTTCAGTTAAATCATTAACAAACCCTTTAAATCCTAGAACAGCTGTAGTATCTAGGTTTTTAAACATATAAAGCATTTTAGCTCCTTCTTTTTCTTTTTCAATAGAATCATTAATTAATTTCTGAATTAACTTTCTAATATAAAGAGATACTATAATATCTGATGGCTCCTTACTATAAGGATCTGATTTTATCAATCTATTAAATATGTCAAAATAAGAGACTGTTAAATCGTATTCACCAGACTTTGCTAATTTTTCAAACTCAGTTCTAGTTTTACACCATACACCTTCTACGTGTAGTTTCATTTCTTTATTAAAGAATCAAGCCTTTTTATTTCTTTTTGCAGTTGATTGATTCTTGTTTTTATTTGGTTTTCATCTGGGATAAATTTTAAACCCCAGTCTGTTTTGATCTGCAATTGTTCACGATCAATATCACTACCAGTACTTAAGCCTAAATCCAACACTAAGTCTTTTAAAAACTTAACCTGTTGAGCTCTTCCTAAATAGCCATCAAAGTCATAAACAACCCTTGATGTATATTCTTCCCCACCTCCATTAACATTATCGTCAATTAAATATTTAACCACACCGTTATCCGCAGGTTCTATACTAATAGTAATCATATAGTTTACTTTTTTCTAGATTGAAATGATTCTCTCACTTCTTTCTGTAATTTTTTAATAGTTTTTTTATCTTCTTTTCTAGAAGATTTATCTTTAATAGCAGATAAAGACCATGCTTCTTCTAATTTATTTATTTCACTTTTATTATAGCCTATTTCTATCCACGAAGCTTTTAAAGACTCTAATTTATTTTCTAATATAGTATGATTTATTTTTTCGTTAGCATCAATATTCTGTTGATGTAATTTTCTACCATTTTCTATATTATTATTTCTAAAATTAGACCTAACCTCTCCTAAGAAGTTTAACTTACTTAAATACTTTAATACACCTTGTTGTTTTAGCATATAACGTCTTTGACGTCTATTCATACTAGTAGGTGATGTCTGGGGCGCTTGCGTCGCCTCCGCTATTTGTTGAGTTTCTTCTGCTGTTAGTGTTTTTTCTGTTTGTTTTGCCATTATAGTAGTTTTTAATAAATTCCTCAGCTTGAGGCTTTAATTGTTCTTGTAAATTATTTATCTGGCTTAATATAAGCGCCAAAATCTGCTCATTTAAATCTGCTTTTGTAATATCCATCTGATCTTTAAACAAATCATATACTTCATTAGATGGTATATTTAATTCAAGTGGCATAGTAATAGTATTTTTAGCACTAATCTTCTTTAACATCTCTAACATTACATTTACTTCTGCAGTAGGTTGAGTATCTTTAGAAGGATTTACCTCTTCAATTTCTTGAATAGCCTTAGTTTCTTTGGGACCTCCTGGCCCACTGTCTTTATTAAAAGAAAGAAAGGGTTGTGCTAAATCCAGTGCATTGGCTTCACTTTTAGCCTCTATCAACATTTCATTAATTAAAGAAGTTCTACATCTTGTACCATCTGTAAATATTGTAAAGTCTCCATCAGTTTGTTTTACTGTTACAGTATCACCTGCTCTCTCAGTTTTGTACCAAACATAAATTTTTGGTTTAGTTTCTGTTGTTGCCATATTTTTATTTTTATTCATCAACTTTATCAAAGTCAATACTAGTTTGACCAGTTGTTCTATAATTATACTCACGATCTAGAATTTGTTTAATAAAATCATGTGAATCCGGCGGACCTATAATAGCGTCAGCCTTAATATATCTTCTTTTCCAAAAATCTACAAACTCATCGTTACCTTTTGATTTTAAAGATTCTTTTAAGTAATCCAGATCTGGAATATGTAATTTATTAAATCCCATATTTATTATATTTAAAATTAGTAAATTGTTTTTATTCTTTCTTCAAACGACGGTGGAAAGAAATCTTTTTTATTAGATAAACTTCTAAAACATGCGTCTAAAATATATGTTATTGCCCAATCGTCTTTAGATCTAATCGATCTTCCTGCACCTTGTTGTATTGCAATTCCTGTTTTCCAATCATACCATCCTGGGAATGCAGACATTTTAGCCTTTACGAGTGGATCTCCCAATGATGGATATGGTACTTTAAAGAAGATCTGAAATCTGGACTTGTCATCTTTCAGGTCTAAACCTTCTAACAGAGAAGGACCTACAAGTATTTTACCATCTTGTTCGTTAAAATTTCTAATTGCACCTTGCCTCTCCTTGGCTACATCATAGGTTATGAAATTAAAACTATGTTTAGACTGAGCATTTATTTCATTCATGAACTGATAGGAACCGGCGTGAATAATTCCACTTTGTCCTTTGTGCTTCTCCAAGATCTTGTCAAGAACCTTTATGACCTTGGGGAGATTTTGTTCGCGTTCTCTAAAAGACAATTTGTGCCTATTGACGAAAACCACGGGGGATTTTTTGTAATCAAAATTATTGTTCATCCTAATAACCTTTGCAGCTCCCATACTAGTATGTTTTGCAAATGATCTAATATCCCCTAGAGTCGCTGACATAAAGACTTTAAAGCCACTTTTCTTTTGTAAGAATTTATCAATCATCATTGCCTCTTCCAAACATAAGAATTTAGTTTCAGTTTCTTTACGATCAATAACAATCGCGTCCATACCAAGTTCTTTAATTATATCATAATAGTCATCAAACTTACACCATATATCTTTAAGTCTATCCATTCGTCCAAAAAAAGTCTGCCAATCCTTAGGGACATCTCCCCCTTTAAACCTTGACTTACTTTGTTTTAGGGCCGCCGATCTGACCTTGCGGTAAACCACGGCAATACCTCTGAACTCGCTGATGTGCCTCATCAACTCTTGGTGATCGTCTTCCCGCATTAAGCGGTCGACTATATCTTCTATTCTGTTCTCAGATACCCAGGCAGCACTAATGGCCTGCTTCTGTACAAACTTGTTTACCTCTTTAAATATCTTTGTAGTTGTTCTGTCTATTCTAGGACTAAAGTGTGATTGTACTATACTGTCTACCTTATGTGCTTCATCAAAGAATACAAAGTCTCTTATAGGAAATGGTATCTCTCTGTCTTGTTCTTGCATCTTATCCTCTACATAATTCCTTTGTATTAGATAATATGAATAGTTGAAGAGAGCTACAGGTAGCTCCTTCGCGCGCTTTCTGCCCTGAAGATACCCACAGTTATTCCAGCATGGAAGTTTCTCAGCAGCTTCATACCCAATACCTTTCATCTTACAATCAGCAAGTGAGAATGGCAGATCGTTTACATTACAATTATAGTTGTCTACTCCTCTTATACTGGGCCAATTAAGTTTTAGCCTTTTAAAGTCTTCTTCATACTGATCTTGTAGCATTAGATCAGAGGTTACTAAATAACCTCTTTTACCAAGTTCTTTTAAGACGTGTGCGGACCACATAGCAATTAGTGATTTACCACTTCCAGTTGGGGCATCTAAGATAATAGTCCCTTCTGGATCTTGGAGATAGTGATTACAAATAGCTTCAATAGCCTCTCTTTGACCCTCTCTAAATTTAAAGTCTTTGCCAAATACATTTGTGACTAGTGCCTCATTTATGATTTCGGCTATTCCGCGTTCCAACATATAACTGCTTTTACTTCAATACCTGCACGTTCTAGTAGTTCTACTCCTCCCATATCTCTATAGTCTTCTGAATAGAATACTCTTGCAATACCTGCTTGAATAATTAATTTTGCGCAATCAAAACATGGGCAAGTTGTAACATACATATCTGCGCCTTCTGAAGATAGTGTTGATTTGCTTACTTTCGCTAATGCATTTGATTCTGCATGTAAGACTTCTCTTTTAGTTACCTCTTTAGAACAACATGAGTCTTCACATTCATAGCCCTTTTCTTCTAAGACTTTTTTATGATTAACATTCTCTATCTCTCTTACCTGTACTTCTTCACAATCATTTTCAAAGCCATGTGGCGTACCGTTATATCCAGTTGATATTACTTGTGTATCTTTCACGATAATACAACCAACGCGTCTACGTTTAGCATAGGATAGCTTGGCTATCTGATAAGCCATCTGCATATAAATTAAGTCTACTGGTATTCTAGGCATATAAAAAAGAGTCTATGTTACTATTGTTATACACAGACTCTTTAAAAAGTTTATTAAAATGTGTGCCTGCTTAGCAATCGCAACAAGAGCAATTACATGACGTTCCACACTTACATACTTGACATTCGCAATTCATAATAGTGGTTCTTTTTTTTAATACTCAAATGGAGGTGCTTCTCCATCTTGTTCCATTCCATACCAGATACCCTTGTTCTCCCAGTAGTACCATCCGTATTTATCATCGATAACTACTTCAAATTTACCCTTTGGTATTTCTACTGATTTCTTAGGTGCTCTTGCAATATACTTAAGTACCGGTACTCCATCTTCCCAAGTCTTCTTAGTCGATCTAGCATCTACACCAATACCACCGTCTGAGAAAGCCATGTGGTATTCAGCACCTTCAATCTCTTGAGCTAATAACATTGTAGGAGTTGCATCTGACTCAGTTAAAATTGACTCAGCTGCCATTTCTCTTTTATATACTTGTTGTAGCTCTTTAAATTCTGCTTTAAGTTTAGAAGGAATAGTTTTCTTAATACCCCAATAGTCACCAAAGATTAGTGGAGCAACAGCTCCCATACCAGCAGTCTTAACCTGCTTTTCGTATTTTCTAGCATAAGTAGATCTATCAAACCAGTCTAATGCAGCTTGAGCCATTTCCTTAGAGATCTTTTGACCTTCAATTTCAGAAGTGCTACCTTTAACTACCATCTTAAATAGTTTTTTAGCAGGGGCTTGACGTGCTTCGTTTAATTCGTTAATTGATTTTATGAATTTCATAGTTGTATTATTCCTTTCCAGCACCGTAAGTCTCTTTTAACTCTTCAATTTTCTTACAATACGCATCTTTTATTTCGTTACATACTGCTTCGTACATTTCTTGAGTTAGTTCAGTTTCTTTTGCTTCACCATAACCCTCTTCCATCGCTTTTGCAGCAAGAGTTGCTACTAGAGCAGCGTTCTCTTTCATGTACATTTCTAACGTATGATCTTGGTATTCGTCTTTTTCGTAAGCACATGCAGCTTCAACTACTTTTTTGTAACCTTCAGATAACATCTCTTCTACAGTTACCGGGGCTTCTGTTTCTCCAGCATCTTCTACTTCAACTTCTTCAGACTCATCATCGTCATCATCGTCATCATCATCGTCGTCGTCATCGTCATCATCGTCTTCTTCATCATCGTCATCGTCGTCATCGTCGTCTTCTCCAGACTCAACTTCTTCGTCTTCTTCAGACTCAACTTCTTCGTCTTCTATTTCTTCAGCTGGTTTTTCTGTTCCTTCTTCACATTCTAAACAGTTACCTTCTTCATCAGTACCACACGGGCACTCTTCGTTTTCTTCTTCAGAAACGTTAGGTGCATTTATTTTTGCAGCGTATTCTTCGAATGATAGTATTTTTTTTGCCATTTTATTTGTTTTTATTTATTAATATAATTATTATCCACCCGGCTTAGCCAAATCCGGCATTTTCATTTGGATTGTAGGTACCCACATTCCCCGCTTGTGTAACTAACACTGACGAAGTACCGATATTAGAAACATTATTATAGGATATAGTACTATTCCTACTACTCGCACCTGATAAACTAGAATTTGAGCCATAAGAAACATTAAACGATCCACTTCCTGAAGAGAACGTATATGTAGCAGGATCTATAGTTAACCAACTACCAGTAGAACTAAAATCTCCAATAGCAGGAGCAGAATCTGCACTAAATTGCAGAGTTAATGAGCCTGCGCTATTACTTACATTCTGAGGAGATGCTGTAGTAAAAGCAAAGTTTAAGTTTGTAGCTATTACAGGAGTCGTATATGCTACAATAGTTTTTTTAGTAGCATCTAGGGGGTGAGTTACGCATATGTAAAATGTATCTCCACCTGAAGAACTTGATCCTCCAGTTAAAGTCCACTGTGCATATAGTGTAGTATTTCCTGTTAGAGTAATAGAATCACCTAAATCATAACTTGTTCCAGTACCAGCTCCGGAAGTATTAAATGCTATATTTTGAGGAACGTATCCACTTCTAGTAAAACCAAAACTATTATGGATGGTATACTGGTTAGAACCACTTTGTGTAACCATAGAGCCAGTACCGCCATTAGCATCATATGATAAAGTATATGATGGGGAGTAGCTAATGGTTGATTGGGTTGTTACTGGTCCACTTATTATTTCGTCCTGTACCATTTTCTTTTAATTTTGATTATTTAATGTTTGGTTATTTGGATTTATAGTTCCATCATCACCATCGTCAAAAATAAACGAGGCATGAAAGTCTCCAGTAGAATTAGTTCCATCTGAATTACTTAAACTAACATTATGAATCCATTCATTAGTATTTAAAATAGTAGAATTATCAACAGTACTACCATCTGCGCTTGTTGATAGATAAACATATCCTGCTAAATTATGTGCATTAGTTTCTGTAGGATCCCATGTTAAATCAATTCCACCAGCATCTTCTAGATTAATCAATAAAGCTTGATTATTATTTTCAGTACCTGTATTATTAATCCATTGATAATTTCTAACACTATTAGTAACTTGACCTCCAGTATAAGTTCCGACACTTGTACCGCCTGAACTTGTTAATTCTCTAAAAGCCATAGCACCCGCTGTAGGTATTGTATACGCAGTACCTGAAATATTTTCACTCCATACAACATTTGAAGTAACATTGTTTAATATTAATTCTATTTTAATACTTCCATTTGCAGTTTTTAAAGTACTTACCTGAGCACCTCCTGATTGAAATTGAACATCCGACGTAGTATTAAATACTTTTCCATTATTTGGAACTGCATAAAAAAACTGTGTATGACTTCCCCCGCTTGCAACGCTTGTTGTTTGACTAGGACTACCTTGCCACTCCGCTCCGCCATCTGTTAAGCTAATATATGCACCAGTTAAATTAAATGGTATTAATTGCCATTGTACATCAATTGTTTGAGCAACAACATTTACAGTTCTTACAACTTCTACTGCAGGATTTCCGGCAGCATCATTTACATTATATGTAACTGAATAAACTCCTATTGTGTTAAGATCTACATTATCTACAACTTGTATATTATTAGAAATATCTCCATCAGTTTCATCAACGGCGGTAGCACCATCGTCGATCCAGTCAGACGCACCAACATCAACACTTATTGAACTATCTCCTAGTAATGTAATAACAGGAGCAGTATTATCCGGATTAACTCCAGCCTGGTTAACAGTTATAGTATCAGTATTATTATTGCTATGTGTCGCTGTAATTGTAGCAACTCTACCACTAGATGTATTTTGTTGTATTGTAATAGTCCAAACATCTGCAACACCATTATTATCAGTAGTTTTAGTAGTAGAAACCCATTGAACTCCAGATTCCATCGCAGCATCTGATACTACCGTATAGTTTGATCCAGCAGGTGTGACAGTTATAGTTCTAGTATGATCGACAGCCATATTTTAATTTCTTTGTTTTTTTATATATCTTGCTAATATTTTATTATATGTTACCTATTCATATAATCCATAGAATCAAGATTATTATCAGCCATATAATTACTTAGCTTTTTAACTGTAGAATCAAATACTCTACTTCTTTTAGTATCCATCCCAAAATTATTAAAATATTCTTTAGCTAAATAGTACGCCGGTTCATATTCCTCCCCATTAGCAATTCTGTCCTCTATGTGTTTAATAAGTTCTAGGCAAATTGTAGCAGCTTCCCATGCAAAAGCGGTATATCCAGTTATATCATTGTAATATGCATTAATAAATGCAGAACCGTTTTTACCAAACTCTTTTTCTCTCTTCTTTGAGTCAGCGTTAATTACAAAGAAATTCTTACCTAAAGAGTTAATCCAAATAGACATGTTGTGAGATTCAGAATCATATACTGAATCCATTAATCCCTTTTTAATAATTTCTTTACGAGTTACTGTAACCCATTTAGGGTATTTAATTTTACCATTCTCTTTAATCCACTTATTATATTCATAAGAACCAAGACTTTCATTAACAGACTCTGGTAAAGGTATTGAATCTTCATACCTTAGTTTCTTATACAATTGGTTAGATAAAATATAATTAGCTGCAAAATCTTCTAGCTCTTTTTCACTACCAAACCTACGACCACCTTTATCAATATCGTGCCCTTTGTAGTAAAGGTTGTAATGAGCACCTCTTGAATCCTCTTTAGTTTTAAGATAGACTATCTCATCGTTGCCAATATATTTCTTCGGCATCTTACCTTCATTAACTGATTCTTCAAGTGTAGAAACAAACTTAAATAAGATTTTACCTTCTTCTCTACCTCTTAAATCAATTAAAAGTTCTTCAGAAGCTGGACCCATGTTTTCCCAACGTTTATCTGACTTTTGAATCCTTCCTAATTTAGGTTCTTCTTGAAAAACATAAATCATTTGTAATTTATCTCCTAATCTAACGCCGACTGCGTCACCTTCTCTTTTTGAAAAGTAAATATCACCATCGTTACCTGGTTTAGAAAAATCAGTTGATGTGTGTTTAGCTCTTTCGTTAAGTGGTTTAATGTACTTCATTTGTTTTGACTCTTTCATAGCGTCTATTTCTTTTGATTTTTCAATTGCCCAATCAACACCTTCGTCGCCACCCCAGATTAACCAAGCTACATAGCCATTATCTTTCCAAGGTTCGTCTTTATGTTCTGGTGCAATTGATGAATTTTTTCTGTGTCTATTAAATGCAGACATTCTCTTTACAGTATCTGCTGAGATCTTTTCACCTTTAGCTAATTGATGAGCTCTTGCCCAACCAACTGGAGTCCCAGCAGGTACTTCATCTCTACCATACTTCTCTTTCCAATCAATAGCCATCTGTGCATTCTTCTTTGCAGCAGCTGGATAATCGTTATATGAATCCTCTTCGTTTAAGACAGATTCTAATAGATCTTCTCTATCCATTTGCTTGTAGACTTCTGTTCTAGTCTTATCCATTTTCTTTGCGTATTCAGGATCGTCGTTTTTATTAAATGCAACTTGTTGACTTAGTGAACCACTAATCTTTTTCATATCACCCTTTCTGGTTTTAATTAACCATGCTGCTAGATCTTTAGGACTTAAGTCTTTAAATCTACCATTAGCATCCGGCGCATCAGAGTCTTGCCATTTAAGCTTTCCCTTTTCAGTAAGAGTTTGAATATACTTCATAGGTTATTTATCAGACTCTTCTTTTTTAGTTTCTTTAGCTTTCTTTTCTAATTCATCACCTGATTTAGCTTGATCTTTAGCAGTTCTAATCTGAGCTTTTTTAATTTCCACATTTTTTCTAACAGCTTGTTTCTGAGCTTCTGCTTGAGCTAGTTGTACTTTCATTCTAGATAGAGTAGCCGACATTTTATCAGTTACATCAGGTTTTGATGCTAACTCTTTAGCCCTAGCAGTTTCTTTTTCTATTTTATCATACTGCTTATTAATAACCTTATTAATCTTTTTAACCTTTTTCTTAATATTGGGTTTATTTTTTCTGTTCTCTAAAACAAAGTCATTAAAATGAATTAAATGCTTCATGTTGTTTGTGTTGGTTTTGCGTTTTCTTGTTTAAGCTTAAGTGTAGATATTTTAAGATCTATTTTTACTATAGCTTTCTGCATAGCTAACTTCTGAGTTGTAAGGTTTAAAATCTCTGCTTTTAGATTATCTTCTTCCGCCATCATTTTCTTAGCGTTTTCAGCCTTCTTCTTCATTAAGTCATCTTCCTTTTTATCTAAGTCACGTATTTTATCCCTAATAGCTTTTTTCTTTTCAGGGTCTCCACCCTCGTTAATAAAGTTTTTAAATTGTTTTAAATGTCTCATAGTTTAAATCCTAATTGTTTTGCACGAGCTTCCCATTTAACTAGGACTTCTGCTCTTTCTTTACTATTTATCTCTCCCATCTCTTCTTTTGAGTCTAAGTATCTATTTACAGCATCAATGGTCTTCTCACCTCTCTTCTTAGCCTCAAATCTTAAGCCTTGTAAATTTGCATCCACTTCTTTAGGTAGTAGTAAATAATACATCTTAGATAACATACCATTATTAATCATCATTCTCATCATATCATCTGGTTCATTAGGTTTACCCTTTCTATAATTACCAATATCAATACCATCTTGAGTAATGTGTTCGATCTCATGTCTTAAGACATCTGCTAATACAAAGTAAATCTCTTCCCAATAAGTAGGTAACCAATCTGGGTTACAAGCAAAGTCTACATTAATAAATGGATCTTGCCAATCACCATCATCGTCTTCATCTCTACCATCAGCTCCAGTAGAGTTTAGGACCTCAAATCCTTTACCTTTAAAATAGATAGAGCAGTTTAAGTCAAATGTTAACCCTGGATTCTGTACTTCAAATGAGTAGCTAGAAGATTTTTTACCGTTCTTAAAATCTAATACCCACTGTCTAAAGCAATCACCTAATAGTTTATTAGAGATAGAATCTAGTTTTGTATATCTTTCAAATATAGCTTTTGATTTAATATGCTTCATTTATTATATATCAAACAAAAAAAGGGACCTAAATTAATAGGTCCCTTTGCTCCTTAAGTCGTTTATGTCTAGCCTAAATAAATCAACTATTTACGGAGCCTTCTGGTGATACGTTAGTAGAATCATCTGTGGATCTAATAAAAATCTCATCTAATGCTTCAATACAGTCGTTGGCGTTTGCTACTTGTTCAACAAGCTTTGCCATTTCTTCGATGATTTGCGGGTGTTCTCCGATTCCTGCTGCATTCTTTACGTATACCTCTAGTGTTGCGATTGCTTCAAGTTTTTCTGCTTGGTATTTTGCTCTTAGAGCATCTACTTTTAAATCCATATTTAATTCTTTAGTCTAATTTCGTTAATAATATTTTGTACACCAGTAAAAAGAATTGCAAATCCTAAAACTATCCAAAATTGAGCCTTGCCAATATAAATGAAAGATGCTCCCATCCAAAGTAAACCGATAAAGGAAAACCATTGGCTAGTTAAGAATTTAAAATTTGATTTTAATGTGTTTAAAAACTTTGTCATATAATAATTATTTAAGGTTTATACTAATTGTGTTGCAAATTGTTTCATATATTTTTGAACTGCCATTTCTTTAGCTTTAGCCTCAAGTTCAATATCGAGATCTAACCCATAAGTATTGATATGTTCATATATGTAGTCGGCATGAGCCCTAGCCATTACTGTCGCATCTTCATGGATTTGCTTACATGAAGAATAATGGCAAAGTTGTTTAATATCTTTAGGCCAAGTAGTAGAAGCCAACTTAAGAGCCTCCTCTTGAGTCAATTCTCCTGGATGGCACCAATGGTGATGATAGTCAAATGTAATAGGAATACCAATCTTGTTGTGAATACCTTGATAAAGATCTTCTGTTGCATACTGTTTTTGCTTGTCGTCATTCTCAACAACTAGACGTTTACGAACTGAAGCATCAAGTAAGTGAAAGTTATCTACGAATCTTTGCATTGCAACATCTTTACCACCTTGTGTAGTATTGACATGAATATTGATCGCAGCATAGGGAGTACGCGGTAGACCCATAAGGTCGAATATTTCACCATGCTTGTTGAGGTCAGCAATAGATTTGGTTACTACGTTTTCATTTAGTGATGCGAGGACATCGAATGGTCCAGGGTGGAATGTAATCCTCTGACCGTACTCCCTAGCTAGATCGCCACAGTCTTCTAGAATAGTTCTAATAATTTTAAAATCTTTAAGATCTGAAATATTGTACTCAGACATCCAAGGCATAATATCTGAAGACATACGATAAAGTTTAAGACCATTTGCCTCATTCCATTTAATAATTTCACGTAGGTCTCGTACATTTTGTACAATAAGTTCTGATGCATAGTCTGGGCCTTTAGCCATAAACGTACGTTTAATCATAGAACGATTTGTAGTAATACTTGGTTTCTGCTTTCTAAGTTGCATATTAATGCAACAATATCCATAGTTAGTCATCTTTATTTTTTTTATTTAGTGCAATATACAGGTGGTAAAGTATTAAGAATGTGCCGTATGGCCAAACTAAACACATGAAAATCCTTTCATTATTTTCTAATCTATGTTCTTCTTTTACATAGGGCCCGTGTTTTAAAATAGAAATAAGTAAATCCCATATAAAGTTAAAGCCAACTCCTAGAAGTAAGTAGTATAGAATATATTTAAGTATTATCATTGTTCCCGCAATTGATATTAATTATATGTGGTTATTGGTAATTGTTCCAGTTTAAGAAAGGTTCCCATTTATGTTTCTTTATTAACCCCATCCAAAGATCCACATATTTTCTTTCTTTGGGTTTAAGTATATGCCTTGGTTGTTCAAGTATTAATCTTTGTTGTTTATTAGGATCAAACTTTTTACCTAAGGCAATTGATTTAATGTGGAAATAAAATTCTCTAGTTGTCCCATCAAATATTTCCATTTCATTCTTTACTATCTCTGGGTCTATACTAAACTCTTCTGTAAGTTTAGTCATAATATCTCTTAATAATAAAGCTTCTGCTTTAAGATGAGCTTCCATAATTTTAGTCTTACGTTTATTCATCTGTTTCCTAGAATCTCTAATCGCTTCTTCTAGTGTATCATCTTTAAGCCATGGTGAATCTTTTTTAATTCTTTTAATTTCAGCAGCGTGTATGGCATCTTCTAGGTGTATCTCCCTTCCTAAGTTATTAACTTCAAATTCACCAAACTCAATTCTTTGTAAAAGTTCACTTGCTCCTTTGTAAAGATATTGCTTAGGGATTTTACGTACTCCCCAGAATCTACGCCACCAAGTAAATTGCCTACTCATTATATTCGATCTAGTTCTGCAATTAATTCTTTAATAGAACCTATTGCTAATTCACATTCATTGGTTTCTGATTCGCCATCTTCTATTTCCATTTCTGCTAGAAAGTATAAGTCTCTAACTTCGTCGTCAAGTTGTGGGTATTGTTTTGAAATTCCTTCTGCGTACTTTTTAAGATTTGCTAATGTCATATAGTTTATAGTTTAAAATTGGTTAATGTTTATGGTCTGAACCTGCCTAGGTGGCTATTGAATTCATCTTCTTCTATTTTACGTATTCTGTCTGATTCTTCTCTTGCGTCTGCCCAATCATTTGCAAAATCACACATGATTTTCTTTTCTTCAGGTAAGAATGTTTTAGCAATTGCGATTGCATATTCCATACCTTGCCAAACTTCTTTTGGACTACTTTCTAATTCTTCTTGCATTGCCTCTATTAACAATGCGACTGGTGTTTGTCTTTTACTCATAAGCTGCTGGTGATGTTAAACCAGAATATGCACAGTATTCTTTCTCGCTGTCATAAACTAGTATTGCGTTAAACGTTTCGATTAATTTCTTCTCATTAAAACCTGCGTGACCATTAATGGATTTGCCTCCAGTAGCTTTAGCTTCTAGAACTGGCATGATAACATCAGTCGGTACTTCGTAGATTTTCTTGATAGTAACTCCATCTCTGACGGCAAAGTACATATTATTCGTTTGCGCGTACTTTTCGATTTTGTTCTTTGATAGCCAATGGAACTGGAAAGTACCAGATTTACCCTTGTTTCTCATATTGATTGCCTTATACTCTGTAGGCGTTTCAGTGGCATCTAAGGCGTCGCCACCCTGAGTATTGTTACCATACTCATGGCCTAAATGATTAGCCATAAACATCTCTATGAACCTCTCATTATAGAATATATTGTCAAGTCCTAGTTGATCTTTGGCGATCTGTTCTGCCTCTTGCAGAAGTGATTGTATTTGTTTTATTGCTTCCATATTTATATAATTACATGTTTATTTTAAAACTTACAAACTATGGCCAATTTTTTCATGTAATCTTTTCATGTGTTTACATGGAGTATAACGGCTAAACTCTCTGGCTTTACATTCACAGTCTACAATTTTATAGTCTGTTACCTTTACATTGTAGTAAGATAACTTACCAGTCTTTTTGTTTCTGGAACCCATTTCTCTGTAGTACCACGATGTACCTTTTGGATGTGTGTAGATGCTCATTATGATTCTACTCTATCATGAACAGGAATCGGCGCTCTGCCAGGAAACCTTGAATCTGAAGTGTGGATAAAGTTACCACCGAACATTGAATGCTTATTGCTTTTGTAAATTCCAGCAGGAACTGCATACCAAGCTTCTTCTCCGAACAAGTGTCTTTCTACTAAGACTAATTCATCATCTGGAATTAAGGTTAAATCTGCTAAATCAGTATCTGAACCGTAATGCAGAACGATTGAGTCTTCTCTTGAAGTAAGACCATTGTTTGTTGAATCTCCCATGGAGTTCCTAAGTACGAATGTTAAAATGTTTGACATAGTTTTGTTTGTTTTTAATTACAGTACTAATATACGAAAAAAAAGTGACATAAAAAAATTCTATGGCACTTTTTTTGTTAAAGTTATTAACAATTTTAGAAATCGCCAGGAGCAACTTGCATACAAGTTAATCCCATATCTCTCCACATATTAACTACTTTCTGTCTGTCATCAAATACACAAACTATATCATCAATATGTTTTTGTGTTGGAAATAAGTCGTTAAACCATTTCTTCTTAAGATCGTCATCTGGCATAAACTGAAAGTCTTTACTAGTCGGTCTCATCTTTAATACATCACATGGAACATTAAACTTTTTTAACCAAGCGTTGGTTGCGTCTTTAGTTGCTTTAGATCTACCACTAAAGATAACAATCATATGTCCAGCTGCACTAAGCATTTGAGCCATTTTAATTACAGCATCATGTGGTAAATCAAGATCAATGTTTTTAGGATCGAAGAATGTATCCCAATCCATTTTACCATTATCTTTAGTAGAGATAGCTCTTCGCTTATCAATGAGGGCTAAAGTCCCGTCTAAATCAAATATTACTTTTTTCATTTTTTATAGTTTTAATTACAGTACTAATATACGAAAAATAATTGACATAAAAAAATCTAGAGGCACTTATTTTGTAAAAAGTTTGATTATTAAGACTTTAATTTTCTTTTTTGTATTTTAAGAATAGTCTTTATATTGCTTAATGATTTAGCTAAATATCCTTTTGATATTTGTTGATTACATTTAATATTTCTAAAGAACCTTTCTAAATTAGCTACGTAATTATGAGCACCTTCAAGATGCTCTAGTTTATTACAGCTTAAAATTACAGCATGTGCTTTTTTATTCATTGCAAAAATAGCTTCAACGTTTTCTTCAAAAATCATATTAAGGTTTTAAATAGTTTACTACACTTTCCCAATTTAGAAATTCATCACTTCCAAACTGAATCAACTCACCACTGAATTCACCAGCTCCATTCTTAGTTCTATCATCGATGAGGTAGTCGCCCATGTTTAGGTTCTTGTTATGAGATAGAATAAGTCTCTTGTAAGCTCCTTCACCTAGGTACTTATCAACCCACAATCTTTTGTGCATCCATGCCGATGGGTTTTCCCATGGCGCAGTACTTAAGATATAACAATCATATTTGTCTGATTTGACAAATTTATTGAATGCATCTATTGCACCTTTTATTGGAGGTGGGTCTAAAAAGAGTGCAGGCATCTGATCTACTAGATCTAATTCTTCTGCTCTCTTAACTGCTTCTGGGGGGTACTCGGCTATTTTAGCTGCTAGATCTACTAACACACCATCCATGTCGAAATAAACTATCTTCTTACTCTTCATTCTTCGTATTTATTTTTGGTTTAGTACCAGGGTACATGATATACCAAAGCAGCATTAGTCCGGCCATTTGCCAAACATTAATAGGTCCAACTATTGTAACTACTTGAGTTAATACACCATTCCATAATGCGGTAGCTGCAACAACTGCAAGCGGTACCATTATCAATAGCATAAAAAAAGCTTTCCAAATTGGGTTTTTCATATTATTTGTTTTTAATTATAGTACTAATATACGAAAAATAATTGACATATAAAAATCTAGAGGCAATTATTTTGTAGGATATTTTTCAAGTACTTGTGGTTTTTTAATATTATATTTTTTAGACCATTGTTCAATAAAGTTAAAACCTATTCCCAGTTCAACAATATCGTATTTATGATCTATGATAGGTTTAGTTGCTCTACCATTATTAATTACATCTACATGAATATCTGTTACAATCATATAATGTTTATTACTTGTCTTTTGTTTTCTATAAACAGCTACTATTGTAGGTTTACCCTTTTCTAACCAAGGCAACTTCATGATACTTTCCAGAATAGTTGTACACAGATTAAAGCAAATGCTAATGCTAAACTAACCCAAGTCTTTATATTAATTCCTTCTCCCATAAAATACCAGGTTAAAAAAGCGAATGACGTAATACCCATTGAAAATCCTAAGAATCTTCCAGGCCAAAGTAATCCATCGTAATGGTCAGCAACTAATCTAGTACCATTAATAAAAAACCAACTAATAATAGTTCCCCCTATAATAGAAAGTAGTAAAGTATTTTTTTTAGCCCATGGAGAAATAAATTGCCCATTGGTCTGAAACCATATTAACGTCTGTCCAATTAAATAGAACAGAATACCTAATCCTAAACCTCTCAAAATAATTGACTTGTAGTGGTTAATAAATGTGAGATAAATGAATCTCTGTGATGTTCTGTTGCGCCTGCTTCTTTAATTGCAGTAATATGTTGTTTAGTACCATAGCCTTTATTAGAACCCCAACCATATACATTACCACCTTCTAGGCCTCGCATATAATTATCTCTTTCTGTTTTGGCTAAGATACTAGCTGCCGCGATACTCGTGTAGATATTATCTCCACCAACTACCGTTTCAAAAGGTTTACCATCAAAACCGTGGAATTGATCGCCATCTATTAGAATAAAATCAAAATCATGTTCTTTTGCAGTGGCCTCAAGAGCTCTTCTCATGCCTTCTAAGGTAGCCTTTAAAATGTTAGTGTTTTCTATTTGCTCTACATCGATGTGTTGAATGGAGTATGCTAAACAGTTATCTAAGACTAGTTGGCGAGCCTCTACCCTCTCGTCTTCTTTCAGAATCTTAGAATCTTTAATAAGTTCATGTTGGAATCCATAAGGCATAATACATGCCGCTACGGTTACTGGTCCAGCGAGTGCGCCTCTACCAGCTTCATCTACACCTACCTCAATGGTTTGAGGATTGCCAGTGTGACTGTGTTTTAATAATATGATTTTAGACATAGATATAACTTGTTTAGCAGTTATACCTTAAAAGAGTCCTTTGTTTCTAGCTTTTGGTCCTAGTTCTACAGGTCGATCCCATCTCATTTGTACCTCATTCTGATAGAAGCCACATTTTTTATAGAAGCCTATATTATCTTCCGAGCAGTTAAGTATTACCTTATAGCACCCTCGCTCTACTGCTAAATCTTTTAATTTTTCAATTAGCATTCTACCAACGCCCCTACTACCAGAAGTTTTAGATACGGCCACATCTTCGATTAAACCTATTCTATTACCGCCTCTAATTAATTTGTTAATTGTAATCAAGGATGCAACTCCTACTACAAAGCCATCGACTTCTGCAACGTAGTAATGTATATTATTATCTTCTAATATATTCCACCACTGTCTATTTGAAGGACTGGTAGTACCCTTAAAGGCTGAAGTGTAAATATCACAAATAGACTCCAGATCATCTGTTGTCGCTTTGCGTATTTTTACTTGATGTTGTTTTGAATTTTCCATTTGTCGTAACGAACTACTACCTCTTGTAATATTTTAGCCCTAACAATATCTTTCTCTGTAAAGATGTGAGTTCCAACTCCTTTTACATCTTGTATAAGTTCAATAAAATCAGGTAGGCTAACTTGCGATGCTTGAATGTCTGCTTGACTAACATCCCCAGTAACTACAACTTTACTTTTACTACCCATTCTAGTTACGAATAACATTAATTGTTTAAAGTTAGCATTTTGAGCTTCATCTAAAACCATAAGCGCATCATCAAATGTATCTCCTCGCATATAAGCTAATGGTTCAAATCTAATTATCTTTTTTTCAAATAGAGTCTCGGTTAATTCATGACCGATAATTTTAACTAGATTAGATTTATATGATTTCATATAGGGATCGACTTTATCTTCAATACCACCTGGTAAATGTCCAAGCTTTTCACCAGCTTCTTGGATTGGCTTACATAATATAATTTCTTTAATCTCTTTATTCTGCAACATTTGTAAAGCACTATAACATGCTGTAAATGTTTTTGAAGTTCCTGCAGGTCCATAACAAAATGTTATATCATTTTTAGCTATTGTTTCAACATAGTCACGTTGTCCGTTTCTTAATCTGATTTGCTTAATGCCTGCAGCGATCGATGCTGCTCTAGAGGTTCTTGCCATAGTTTAAATATATTTAGTCCCCAGCCATTATGACTAGATCTTTTAACTTCATTAATTTATTACACTTTTCATATTCTTCCAATGATTCAAAATATTTAATTAATAAATCTATAAATTTAGAACGTTGCCCAATACCATGAGGTATTTCAATTAACTTATCCTCATCTTTAAACGCAACAAAGCGGTTTACAGTTTTTGTAAAATTTCTAGTTATTTGATAATAACTAGCTCTCATTAAACTATCTTTATCTGTATTTGAGATAAACCCACTCATAACGTTTTTATTCTTTTTAATCTTAGGTATTTACACACCTACTTTACATTATTATATATTTAAGTACCATATCTGATATAGATATGTTTACTTTAAAATTATTAGTATATTATATTTGAAATTTGGTTAAGAATTTAATTCTTCGTCGGTTTTTAACTTCTGTATATAAATAGCCTTACTCTTTTGTAAACGCTGCTTTTCCGACTTTTTGGTAAAATGTTTTCTATCCCTAAGATTTTTAAGCTGCTTTGTTCTAATAACTTTAGATTTTAATTGCTTAAGTGCCTTTTCGATATTTGTTTTCTTCTCTAATTTTACTATTAGCATATTACTTAACCTCTTTTTGAATTTTTAATAATTTAGCACATTTCTCATAATCCTCATGCGACTCATAATATTCCATCATCTCATCTAATAGATTAAACTTTCTATCAATAGGCATATCAGATAAAATAACATAAGATGGGTGTTCTATCATTGCCCCGTAAAGTAAATTAAAGAATTGGCCCTTATCATTAACTAATAAGCCTTCTATAATAGTTTGAAATCTATCAAACCTTCTTCTATTTCTTTTACTAAAATAATCCATTTATTTTATTTGTACTTTTTTTATATATTCAAGTTGCTCATCGTTTAAATCCGGGTATGTTGGAATTAATTTTACCATTAAATTACCCCTTACTCCGGTATTATAGTCTGGCCATCCTCGTTCTTTTAATCTAAGTACTTTTCCAGGTTTTGTATTTTTAGGAATATTTATAGAAACAGCGCCATCTATTGTGCTAATACTAACTTTACCCCCTATCATAATATCATACCAAGGCATACTTATATCTCTCCAAATATTATTTTGAGGGTCTATTATATTTTCTGAATTTAATTCGACGCTTAGTTCTACTATTATATCGCCATTAGGTAATTGGCTATTAAATGGATGTGCTTGGCCTTGGCCCCTTAAGATTAATTTTTGATTAGATTTAGCACCAGGTCTAATACCTAGTGTAATAGGCCTACCATCTATATTAAATACTTTAGTACACCCATAAAAGGCTTCACTAAAAGAAATGTGCATTTGTACACGTAAATCATTTCCCTTACTTTGTTGTCTTTGTTGACCAAACATTTGATTAAACAAATCTCCAAAGTTTCCATCCATTCCACCCATATTACCAAAATTAGCAAATGGATTTGATTGCATAGCATCATATTGCTGGCGTTTAGTTTCATCACCAACTATATTATATGCATCTGCTATTTCTTGAAATCTTTTAGTATTCCCACCTCTATCAGGGTGGTGTTGCATACTAAGTTTCCTATAAGCTTTTTTAATTTCTGCTTGAGTCGCCGTTTTATCTACACCTAAAGTTTGGTAGTGGCTCACTCTCTTTCAGTTTTAGAAGTGTTACGTATTTCTCTAACTTGTAAAGACTCTAATTTAGCTTTACGTTTTTCAGCTACAGTTTCACGTTTATTATTTGCCTCCATTGCGTCAGCAATTCTTTTAAGTTGCTTTACTATATCTTTAGCTATCTTGTCGTCCATGTCTATTCTTAATTAAGTCTGACTTTCCATTTTGAAAATCTTGATAAGGTAATGTCTCATCCTTCGATCCTTTATATGGGCCATTTACCATTATAGTATCTTTATATGGATTTGTTTCACCTGAATGGCCAGTCTCTTTTGCCTTACGACTCATCCATGAGTGTAGGTCTTCTATACTACCTTGGAATTGCCTAGATCTTTCTAGATCTGGATTGTCACTAGCAAAATCTTCAAAAAGTTTTATATGCTTCATATTTATTAATTTGGAAACACCTGATCTACTTGAGGCTTAAGCTCTTTAGATTTAAAGTGTTTTACTATTTGTTTTTTAGCTTGTTTCTTTTCGTTATTTGACAAGTTATTATACATATCTACAATTACTTTATTGTTTCTCTTTGCAGCTTCCCACTGTCTACCATCATCAATATATTGATAGTAAAAATCATAAGACTTAAAGTATTTTAAGAATGTTTCTAGCTTTGACATAAAGTCTTCTTCTAGTTTATTCTTTAATTCTTGGTATTTTATTTTCTTTTTATTAAAGTAGTACTCCCATCCTTCTGGTTGCATTCTATATGCAGATGTTTTATACATGTGGATGTAATCGCCAGACTCTAATTCTACAAAGAATTTAATACCTTTATCTTTAGACTGATCGTCAATAGATTTTATCATATTTTCTTTAGGTAATAGTCTACCAAGACAAAACTCTACATCCTCTCTCATTTCTACTGGAGAACCCCAGCTTCTTTTAAAATCTGAGTATGCCTGATACTTTTCCAATGTTAAAATATACTTCATAAATTATATATCATCATAATATCTGCAATAAAAAAACCCGCGAAAACACTAGGTCTTCGACGGGTTTATTTCGGGGGCCCGCACTTCCGTTAAGTGGATGTGCGTTTATTATATATCTTTTTAAACTCGTTCCAATATCTCTTCTATCTTATTTAGCTCTTTTTGTAGCACGGCACACTTTTCATATTGCTCAATATCAATAAAGTGTTTTGTCATATAAATTAGTGTTTCTTTTAGCCCAGTTAGATTTGTATGAGTCATTTCACGTAAATGCCAATCAGATAAACCTTGCTTTACAATGTTCTGATAATTATGCTCAATGGCCTCAAGAATCATCTTTTCACGATAGTTCTCTAGTTTGCCTTCAAATTCTGGGTCGTTAAGATAGTCGTCGATATTGAATCCTTCCATGTTTAATTTTTAGTTACAGTACTAATATACGAAAAATAATTGACATAAAAAAATTCTATGGCAACTATTTTGAAGAAATCTCTACCTTATTTGATAGAGATTGTCTTCTTGTTGTTTGAGTTCTTAAAGTTAAGAGTTAAGATACCATCTTTCATTGTAGCTGCAAGCGTGTCCATATCAGTTTCGTTTGGAAATCTAAACTGCTTAGTAAAAGCCTTTGCAAAGCTATCTTCTTTTTCTTCAGCAGAGATAGTTAAGATCTGACCTTCAACTTCAATATTAATATCCTTCTTGCTAAAACCTGGTAGACTAACCATTAAAGAGTCTTCACCCACTTTATAGTCTGGTCCAGTAATTCCTAATGTGTCCCAATCTTTTCTTAATGTTGGGAAGTTAAAAAATGAATCGAATGCGTCGTGAAACGATCCGTTGTTTAGTTTTGATAAATTTGTTAAATACATGTTTTAAATTTTTATTTAGTTTATGTGCTTATGCACAATACTAATAGTGAAAAAAGTATGCCAAAGCTGTTTTTGTGACGACTTGTCACTGTTTTATTAAATTGAAGTAGATTTTAGTGACATATTGGCATACCGGACATTTTTAATATGACATTTGCGGTAGCCTTAATATCTTTCTCACAATAAGTTTTTATCTCATCGTGTCTGTCATTCCAGTAATATTCAGAAACTTCTGAACCTGACATTGCATCTTTTGGAGAGGGGATGCCTAGGACTTCTGAGATGAGTCCTAGTTTAGCAGAGTCCCAACCTCCGAATTGCCAAACCTCTTTTGTATCTAAGAGGCAGTTTTCCCAAGGCTTCATTTTATGTAGATGGAAGTGCCTTGGTACTTTTACATTATTAATCAACGATCTTTTAATTATATAAGGCATATCAAAACCTTTGATAAAGTGACCTACCCATTTCATTCCTGGGTACTTTTGCATGATCTTAGAGGACATATCGTGAAAATCCTTTAGTATCTTACCTTCATCAGTGCCATTGAATGAGACAGCCTTAAAACCATTAGGAAAGCCTGTTTCATCAAATTGTAATTGACCAATAGAGATACAAACAATTCTACCCCATTCTGGATTTAAACCAGCCATTCTTGGAAACATCTTATGTGGATCTTCAAACTCTGCCAATTCAACTGGGTTCTTCTGAACCAACTGCATAGTCTTTAGGTTCCAATACTGTTCTAATTCTGGGTTCTCATCGATAATCTCTTGAAACGTCTCTTTCTGAGTTGCGGTCTCAATGTCAATGAATATCATTTGTTTTAATTCGTCTATTGTGTACATCTTTTTAAATCTTTAATCCTTTTATACTAAAAAACACTTAGCGTTAACTAAGTGTTCTTTATACGTTCGAAGTCTTATTTGTTTCTTAAAAACTTCCAGATTAATCCTATAAAACTATCGGCTTTATACTTCTTGCCTTTGTGGTTTAATAGGTAATCCTTTCTTTCATTTTTTTTCATAATTTGTCGTTTAAGTCATCCAACCGTTAGAAGCTTCCCAGTCCTTAGTAGAGGTTAGTAAAGAATAAGCTTCAAAAGAAAGTGCGATTTGAACATAACCACCTGTAATAGAACTTGGTACAACATCATGGCTAAGATAATAGTCAGGTGCTTCTTTAATCCTACCGTTTAAAAAATCAAACATAGGATCTACATGCATATGGTGTAACCAAATACATATTTGCATACATCTATAATCTGTTTTAGCCATAATTACTCTATACTAAATCTTTTTTTATCAAAGTTAATTGTGCTTTCAATATCTTTCTTTTGGTACATATCTATCTGTGCTTCTTCGCTCGGATTTAATTTTTTACCATAATAATCATGATAGACTTTTTTGTAAAGTTGTGCCATTACACCATAAAGAGGCGCAAATTCAGAAGACATCTCTACTACCCAAGGTTTTCCTTTAGTGTCAACCATTAGGTCTATTGAATATATGTCTAGTTCTTTATGAACGTCTGCCATTTCATTAAATACAACCTGCCAATCTTCTGGCATATTCTTTAAATCCTTTAAGACATATTTAAAATATAACTTATCTTCTTTCTTCTTTGTCATCTTTTTGGTCTCCTCGTTACCGTGTACTCTTTGTACCCACATAACAGGCTCACCCCTCCACATCATTATTCTATGTTCTTCAGCGATGTCTATCTTCTCACTAAAAACTTCAAAGTCAGAAAGATCCATATCATTAGCTTCTTTAATAGTATCTATTTTAATAATACCCTGGCCTGAATATCTGTTATCAGGTTTCGCTATGATAGGGAACTTTAACTGATTTAAATCTTTTTCATCAGAAACTGTATTAGGAACGTGCTTTGAATTTGCGTGAGTTTTGTGCCACTTTACTTTAGATGCGATTTCCATCTTTTTCTCTTCGGGATTATAGATTAATTCCTTTGGAGTTCCAGCATCTAATAACGTTTTAGTATGAATGTTACAAAAGTTAATTACTGGCAAATTAGCTACTTTAGGTTTACTACCTTTAGTAAATAATTCCATATACCGATTTGCAAAACAGCTATCATCAGTAACGTATTTAAAATCTGTAAGTTCAGTAGATACACACATAATAACTTTATGCAAGCCTCCTTCACGTTCAGCAATAAATGATTTAAGATTTTTAATAATCATAGATTATATATCTATGATACTTTAAGAAGGAAATACTTCTATAGTTCTTTCTTCTCTAACCAAATCAGCCCATTTACCTTCATATCTTGTACCTTTGACAATATGGTTATCAACCCAGTGATAGTTACCACCTCTAGGTTTACCCATTAGTAGACCATGGTATTTGAATCCATGCTTATTTAACCAAGTCTCTGTAATATCTCTTACCTCTTCAGTTCTTGAAGTAAAGAAAGTAATTACATGTCCTTCGTCATACCATTTATTAAGAGTCTCTACAGATCCCTGATACGGTAAGACTACTGACATTCTCTCTGGTTCTTCGTTTGGTACATCATCTGTAACTGTACCATCAATATCAATTAAGTAATTTTTACATCCTTTATTTAAAACTGGAGAAACAAGATGTCCATCATCTCCTGTTATTGATTTTAAATTTAATTCTTTTTTCATATTATTTGTGTTTCATGTATTATTAAAAATAGTCTTTATTATCTGGATCCATCCATGGAGAGTTATTCAATAATAAATCTAAATCTAGATTAAATTCACAATTAAACTGTAAATTCATTAAAGTATTTAAATTTATTGGTTCAAATATATTTATATTGTTTAACAAACTAGGTCTATGTATTGATGCATAGTAATCATCATATTTAAAATTACCGCCTTGTATTCTATTAGAAAGTTTAATTCTAGCATTTGGTATTCCATAAGCATCTGCAGCAATTAGACCGTGTAATGTTGAAGATACTATTTTTTCACATGATAATATTTCATCTATAAAATGAAATACACCTGCTGTTATATTAATAATTTTAATGCCTTGTTGTTCAAGTTCTTTTAGCCTATCTATTACATTAGAATCTACATAATCTATATAATGAGGTATAATACCAAGTTTATGTTTCTTTCTAATTACATTTGATGGATTGTATATTTTTGGAAAAAGAAGTGCGGGATCTCCATATATTTCAGGAACTTTAATTCCTTTTTTAATCATTTCATTTTTACTTAAAGGCCCCCGTACAGCATATACTTTTTTAGGAATGTCGCCTATTGTTCCAGGAGAAATAACTCCAGTTCCCCAAACTAAATCATTTGGTTTAGTAAATTTCATAGCACTTCCAACTGCTAGAATTTTTCCATTTTTAAGTAACTGCACACCATTCGGATCAAACCAAAAAACATCTTCCGGCGCAATTTTATTACTTTTAGAAAAATATTTAATCAACATGTAAGAAATCACATCTCCCCAATTTTTACTAGGAGAAATCGCCATTCTTTCTGGATCAGATTGTGGATCTGCAAAAAATATGCTAGTGTTTATCATTTTATTATTTATTATTTAAGGTTCATCATGTGTTCTAATAAAAGATACTGCAATATATCTTCTACCTGCATATATTGGCCTTGCGCCATGTTGGTGTGTAATCATTCCAGGATGGATTGTTGCAGTACCAATACGTTCTGGATTTGATAATAGATTATATTTAGGGAACCAAGTTCCTCCACCATCAAATTCATCATTAAGTTTTACAACTAACGTTAAGTGGCTTCTATCATGGTGTAGCGCTAGATGTGATTGTCTAGACATAGTATATCTTGCCATAAAGTTTTCATTAGAAAAAGCATCCCATGAAGGTCCTTCTAATTTCCATAAATGAATACAAAGAGGTCTAACCACTTCATGTAAAACTCTATCATAGATATTATTAAGTCCTATCTCATTTAACAATACATCATTTGTAGGATAATTAGCATGTCTATCAATAGTCCACTTATCTTTAGCTTCTGCCATAGCCACTATTTCTCTACAAAATCTTTCTGTAAATAGTGGAAACTCATATATATTATGTCCTAAATCATCAACCATTAAATCCCATTCACCCTTTAATGTAGTTAAATTTAAATACTTCTCCTTCCAAGCTTCCCAATCCGAATCGTCTAATACTTCAAAATTACCATAATCAGGTTTTTGTATTGATTCTATTGTAGATTCAGCTTTTGATCTATCTTGCCATGTAAAATGTTCGTCTTTATGTGCTAATGCATTTAATATAGGTGGAAATAATTTAACAATATCAGGTCTTCTATGCGAATATGTACATGCTGATAAAAACTCATCTACTGGAATTATATTATTAAAGTAGTTTGTATTTGCTAATTTTTTAGCACCCTCTAATGTTAATAAGTATGAATGTGTTCTATATGAATTTTTAGGCTTAACCCAACAATCTCCCATACTAGATTCATCTTTATTTATTACGCCCCTGCCTAACCATATCAGATCAAATGGATTTTGAGGTTCTGGTAAATCATCAATACTATTTTTAGTTTTAAAATCATCTTCTAATATTAATGCACGTTCTACTCCCTCTTCTATCATTTTCTTCCAAATCATAGAGTGACTAATACCACATCCAACTTCACCTGGTAATACATCTCTTTGCCACCATTCATTCCAATTATCTTTACCTAAATTCCAGCTTTGATATGTTGAAACTCCATCCGGAAAATCACCGGTCCTAGCATCATATGCCTGCATAATTTCATAAGGCGTTTGATTTTTAAATTTAAAATCTCTTAACTTATTAACTATTCTATCTTGTGCTGAAACAACTCCAGCATCTAAAGATATTACATAAATTTTATCTATTTTCATATTTTATTTTTATCTTCTTTTACTAAATGTTTAAGTAGGCTATCCCACTCTATAGATCTAGAATACCATGTTTGTCTACTTGCCCATTCTATAGCTTTATTTTGAGAAAACTTTTTAAGAGAAGGCGAAAGCTTAGATAATGTTTTTACTAAATCGTCCCATTTTGTTTCCGTATTTTCTAACATGATACCGCTTATTACTGTTTCTTTTAATGCAGCAACTTTAGTAACTATGGGTAATACTCCAGCATATTGCATTTCTAAAGCAGTAATACAATATGTTTCTTCATAGTCAGTTAGATAACACCAATATTCTGATCTTAACATTGCGTCATGTAATGTTTTTTGATCTACAGGACCTATAATTTCTATACCTATATTGATTAATTCTTCTTTAGAGTTTACTATTTTATTAGTCAGTTCCGGAGATACTTGATAACTATATTCAGGAAAGAATACTTTTAAAGTTGCATTTGGTAAAACTGATTTTATTTTATGCCAATTTTTAAGTAAATCTTCTAGACCCCTATCTACCGCGGAGGACCATATAAAACTATTTATCTTTTTATTAGGCCTACCTATAAAATCTTTTTTATTAATCCCATTTGCAATTATTTCAGTAGAGTCACTATGCCAACTGTGCCATTTGTGAATAGCATTAACATGCCAGCTAGTTAAACATATAATCTTATCTATTTGTTTAGTACGATAGTCTAATATGCTATCATAATCTTCTAATTCTTTACCTCTCCACCATTTGTAAATTTCTGTGTTATGAGCCCATAAAATCTTTTTGCAATTATACTTTTCAAATTCCTTTACAACGTTTGCATAATTAAGACCTACTATAATATCAAAAGAATCAAAATGATTTTTATGTATTTTATCTAGGTTACACCATGTTACACCATTTTTATGAGAATCTATAACATCACCAGACACTACAATCTCATGGCCAAAAAGTTTTAAATTTTCTACAATATTTATTGTAGCAATTTCTGAACCTGCTAAGTTAGTTGAATCTGGCCCCCAGTTATTTTTATAGTAACCTACCCAAAAAAGTATTTTCATATTAAAATTATCTATATGAGCTTCCGCCTACCCAAAGTACTAGACTTTTTCTAACACCTTTAGTTACAGGAGTAACTCTATGCATCATATAACTTGGAAATAAAACACCGACACCCTTTCCTCTTGGACATGTTTTAGTTCTATCTAAATTACCATCTCCTAAACCGCCAGTACATATTTGTAGATCACCACCTTCATATTCATCATCTTCCGAAAGCTGAATAGTAATTGATACCTTTCTTTTAGATGGTAATTCACCAGTACCTATATCTTGGTGCCAACCATAATGTCCGTTTTCTGAAGCATAGTATTCTGTGTATTGTATACTTTCTAAAGAAGATACTAAATCAAAATTCCACATTTCATTATTAGCCGTAACAGAAAGGGCCATTAATTTTTCATATATCCACTGAAAATTTTCAGTTTTAGGAATCCATTTTATTATAGAAGTTCTTACTAAATCTTCATTTTCAGTTCCTATTACACCAGCTCTTGTTTCTTCTAGTTGAGAGCACAAGTCTAATACTTTATCTACATCTTCTTTAGAAAAAGCATTTCGGAACCAGTAATAATTTTGAAGATCTACTTCTTTAGTATATTGTAGAACATTTTTAGGTATAGGATTATTCATATGATATAATATATTATTTACATATTATATGAGTAAATTGAAAAATGTTTATATTAATCCTGTAATTGTATAGTAATAGACTGTGAACTTGTAGAAATACCTTCACTATCTTTTTCCCATAGAGTTATAGTAAGATTTTTACCAACATTCCATGCTGAATTTTTAAAGTCAAAATGTATACTTCCAGTTCCATTTTTTATATTAACATTCCCATGCATTTCATTATCTAACTGGAAAAAATCAGATTCGTTATTAAAATCCGAAATAGATATATTTCCACTTATAGTATAATTACACCAAAACTTGTTGTGATTAGTTTCTGTAATATTTATAGTAAAGTTAGCTCCTTTAGCACCTAAGGTGTCTAATTCATATTGAATTGGATTGTAGCTCCATGTTGCAGATTTAGTAGTTGTAGAAAATGTATCAGCCGCCGACATACCTAAAGTTTGTTTAATAGATTCTGCTCTAGTATTTAAATTTTTTATAGCTTCGATTAAAAGAACATTTAACTGATTATACTCTATTCTATAATATCCGGGTGCAAATTCAATTTCATTTACAAGAAGTGGTTCTATAGCCTGAAGATCCTGTGCCATTAACCCAATATGCTTAGGTTCAATACCATTTTCCCAAAATGATTCACTATCCCATCCAAAGGATCTAGCAGTTTCATTTGTACGAAAATAGTATGACTGTAATTGTCTTATTTTTTCTATAGACTGTTCAAGAGACTCTATAGACATTAGTCTTATATCTGATACAACATTATTCATAATTCTTTACTTTATTTACCTTTCTCCAAAGTCTCCACCCAGTCCACATGTTTCACAAAGGCTAATTACCTGGACTCTTAATCCTCTACATCCACCATAATTACACTTTACACTACCTGGATCAGCACATAAATCAATAGTTTGACCTGAACCTAAAGCCCAGCTATACGAAACACCATCACATTCATATGTACCATATGCAGTACCTCTATCAAAATTAGTCATTCGGTGTTGTTCTTTCGGCTCACCGCCACCAGATCCTGGAGGTCCTATGTCTCCTGCATCACCTTTTTGCCCCTTAGGACCGGTCCAACCTTGAGGTCCTGTGGGACCAGTTTCACCTGGATCACCTTGAGGTCCTGAGCCACCGTTTAAACCATTTGAACCATCTTCACCTGGATTACCTTGAGGGCCTGCGCTACCATCTTTACCATCACTACCATTACTACCTGGTGTACCATTTGAACCATTTTCACCAGGTTGACCTTTCGAGCCTGGAGTACCATTTGAACCATTACTACCTGGAGTACCATTTGAACCATCTTCACCTGGATTACCTGGAGGGCCTGCGCTACCTGGAGTACCATTAGAACCGTCACTACCATCTTCACCTGGTAAACCTTGAGGGCCTGCGCTACCATCTTTACCGTTACCGCCATCAATACCTGGTGTTCCGCTTTCACCTGGTTGGCCTTTAGGGCCTGGGCCACCATTTGAACCAGGGGCAGCATCAGCACCCGGTGTTCCGCTTTCACCTGGTTGGCCTTTAGGGCCTGGGCTACCCGGACTACCATTTGTACCATCTCTACCACTTTCACCTGGTAAACCTAGAGGGCCTGAACTACCATCCCTACCATCCCTACCATCAATACCTGGTGTTCCGCTTTCACCTGGTTGGCCTTTAGGGCCTGGGCCACCATCCCTACCATCATTACCATTACTTCCTGGTGTTCCATTACCTCCAGGTTCTCCTTTAGGGCCTGGACCACCCGGACTACCATCTGTACCATCTTTACCATCTTTACCTGGTAAACCTTGAGGGCCTGAACTACCATCACTACCATCACTACCATTACTACCTGGCGTACCATTTGAGCCTGGCAAACCTTTTGCACCTTTGTCACCATCAGAACCAGCAGGACCTCCATCACCATCACCACCTTTAGCAGGACTTGCACCTGGTTGGCCTTTAATACC